TCATTCGCCGTCTGGAATCACCGCGTCATCTCCGATCGTCGATGTTAGGGCGTCGTCGCAGTGCCCCTTGCTGATGGTGTCGAGGAACCGGCAAAGCATGCAGCCCCACCGGCGCCCGGCATTGCGCGCCTTCGCGGCGCGCTCGCTGATCGTCTCATTCGGCGAACCGCCGAAAATGGTGTTCACGGCTTCATCAAGCAGCACGGCGAAATTCAGCAGATAGCGACCGATTTTGCTCATCGCGGCACCTTCGGGCAATTCTTCGCGACAGCGAGATCGTGCGCAAGGATCTGTTGTTTCGTTTCTAGCGTATCTTCCGGCACTGCAGTGATCGGCTTCACCCAACTGCAGGCAGTGTCGACGACGCGAGTTTTCGGGAGCGATGGCGCAGCCGGTTCCGGGCAGTCTGTCGCGCACGCGGCAATGCTAAGCGTGGCGAGCAAGATGATGATCGCTCGCATGACTCACTCCTTTCGCAATGCGCCGAGCGCATCAAGCTGCTGATCGACGTCGGCCGGCGTTGCAGCTTGCGCCTGTTGATTGGCGGCGGCGGCGTTCTCAACTGCATTCGTCTCGGCACGCGCTGCCTCGGCATTCGCCTGCTCGATCTGCTGCCCAGCTTCAGCAACCTGCTGCATTCCTTCCGCGACCTGCTGCGCGGATCGAGCTTCAGTCGCCACGGCACCCTTCGTTTTAATGAAGCCCCAGATAGCGCCAAACGCGATGCCTCCGACGCCGATAATGATCGGCCAGAACTTGGCGAACAAAGAAATGAAGATCGTTGCCATCTATCTCACTCCTGAATATCGAGCATACCGAGGTTGCGCGTGCTCATGATTGCGATCAGTTTGTCCGCATATAGCGGATCTGTTGCGTAGCCCGCGCGCGCGATCGCCCGTGCGAAATCCGGTCCGTTTTTGCAGTCGAAAGCCGAGTGATAACGCGGATTGCTTCGTAGAAAATCCGCATGATCGTCAATGCTCCCCTGCCAACCGTCATAGGCGCGAAAGCGCGCCGTGATTTCAATCGATTTGCCGTTCACGACCTCGTGCGTCACCTGCTCTGTCACCAAGCCTTGCCACGATAGATCCGCCTTGATGCCGAACAGGTTCATGCCCGGCGCGCGCCGCCCCCAACTGGATTCGAGCGCGGCCTGCGCGACGGTGACGCTCGCGGGCACGCCGGTGCGTTTCGCGCACGCTTGTGCTGCCGGCGAGATCGCGGCGATGAAGCCAGCGGGCGTCGAGATGTCCGGCGTCGGTACGGCCGCGCGCGGCGGCGTTACAGGAACCGGAACCAGCGGAGGGATGGCTCGCGTCGGCGCGGGCGCCGAAGTCGCGGCCGCGATGTCCGTTTTTTCCGGCTGAATTGCGCCGCCCGGGCCGTCCGAGGCGCGTTGCTGGACGGGCGTTTGAGAGACGGTGCTTGCATTTTTCGGCCCGGCCGGGCCGGGCGCTCCGGCAAAAACTGTCGATCGATCACCTTGGTCGACACTTTGTCGGCCGAACAGCGAGAAGATCGCGCGGATGAGGTCATTGAGCGCCATCGCCCCCTCCTTGCGCCACCGCAGGCTGAGCCCGATCGACCTGCAACAAGCGAGCGAGCAGCACCAGCACGAAGCCGCCTGTCGCGATCCAGTGAGCCCAGCCATGCGGCAAAGCGTCCTTCAGATCGTCAGGAATCGAGCGCCACGCATCGAGCAATGCGGGACCGGCACCGAATACAACCGCAAGCGCGCTCGAGAGTTGAACCGAGCCAAGCTTGTGCGCGTTGCGCCATTCGTCAATCAATCGGATCTTCATGACAGCACCTTCAAACGAGTTTGCATGGAATCGGCGCGTCCTCGTCGTGCCGATAGACGGCGCAGACGCGGTGATAGCCGTCTGCGATGAGCGTCGGTTCACCGCGGACAAGAAGAATCGGCGAGAGTGCTTTGCCCTCGCGGATCTTCTTGCGGTTGTGCCGAACGTGTTTATTAGTAGCGGGAAGAGGCGCGAGACCTGAAGCCCGTAAGATGTCCTTCGCTTTGATATGTTGGATGTGCGCTTCTCGAAGCGCCCCGATAAGTTGCAGCGCGCGCGATGGATCGAATTTGAGACTCAGATACGATTCCGCTGCCGGATAGTCGTGCTCTTCCGGCTCCGCCAACCATGTGATTTCGTGGCTCAAGATTTCTCTCCTTCGCGTCGGCTCAGGATCTTGTCGCGCACAAGCACATAGGCACTGAGCCCGCTGTAGATTGATGTGATGACGAGCGCGATACCTGACAAAGTAATACTCGATACCGCATGCCCGATCGCCACTCCCAGCCAGCCGAACGCGATCTTCACGATTTCCAATGCCTGCCATTTGTTATCCATTCGGCACCCCGTAAATGAAAAGCCGCCCGAAGGCGGCTGTGGTTAAGTGATGATCATCAACTGCGGTCTGGAACCAGATGTAGGTGGCGGAGATCCTGATGGTGCCTGCAGTGCGTCAAGGAACGCCGCTCCGCCGTTGTTGTTTGATATCGCGCCTCCCCACGTCACCGTCAGCGACGACTGCGCAGATGTGAAGCCCTTGCAGGCCGCGCCGACGGCTGAGTACTGCAAGCCTCCGCCGTTCTTCGTACCCGCCACGAACGTCCATCCAGTGGGGGGCGTGTTGTAGTTCGTGGCGTTGTTGCCGGTGCCTATGCCCTCTATCATGAAGGTGTTGGCGTTCGTGGTGCTCGCCGTCATGGACGGGCTCGAGTCGTTGGCGACCATCGTCTGGGGCAGGGACGAGTTCGGGTCCCAGGGACTGGTCTGGTCGCAGCCGTTGACCCCGAACGCGATGCCGGAGAAGTCGTCTATCGACATGTTGTACGTCGCGGTGATCGTCTCCGAGGTCACCACCGACGGCGCGTAGGCCCACCACACCTCGACGTCGGTTACGTTCGACACCACAGATAGGCGCTTGTGCCACGTCAGCCCGCTGGTCGACGACACCGACGACACCGAAGGAGGCCCGTACGCCGGCTTCTCGGCCACGAAGACGGCCACGATGACGTCGTTCGTCTTGGTGGTTGACAGGACGACGCTGCACGTGGCCGTGCCGGACACGTTGCCGGACGTGTAGTTGTCAAGCGTGGGTGCTGGCATGTGAGCCTCCCGTCACCGCGTGCCTACTACCGCAAAGTTTATGTTGGCCAGCGTGGCGTCGGGCGACGCCGGGGCGACAATCTGCACGACGTCCCCTGGGCTCGTCGTGACGGCGCTGGTGAACGTGAACGTGCCGGACGTGGCCCCCGCGGCGAAGTTCAGGGACCCGATGCTGGACCCGTTCTTTGTGATGGAGAACGTCGTGCTCGCGGTAGCGGCCGTGCCGGCCTTGGCGTAGCTGCCCGTCAGCGAGGCCGGGAAGGTCACGGCCTGCGGGGTGATGGCGCTGAGCACGACCGCGCTGGCGGAGGGTGCGCCTGGCTGATAGCTGATGAGGTCGACCGGCTGCGCAGCCAGCCCCGGCGGCGTGACCTGTACCACGGACGCGAAGTTGAAGTTGCTGTTGTTGGCCAGGGCCAGCGCGCTGCCGGTGGACTGGAAGGCCGCGAACTGTAGTGTGTCGCCGGCGTTCAGGTAGACGTTGGTCGACACGTCATTGGTCACGAACTGTTGGGTGGCGCTGCCCTGCAACGTCTGCAGCGTGGCCTCGTTCTCGGCGCCGTTGATGAACAGTGCCGCAGCCAGTTGCTGGCTGGCGGACCACGAAGCGGTGGCGAATATGAACTGGCACGAGACGTTGTACCACCCCGCCGTAGGGGCGGTGAAGGTGCCGGTGCCGGCGTTCCAGGCACCGCTCGTGGTGTCTTTAGTGCTGGTCCAGCCCGTAATCACCGTGTAGGCCGCGTTCGGGATGCTCTGCGCCGATGTGTTGTACGCGCGGAAGCCGACGGGCGCGGTGGATATGCTCTTGGCCACCCACTTGCCCGTTGCGTTGTTCCACACGAGCGCGTTCTGGTCTATGCCAGCGCCCTCCGTCACATTCACGTCGGACAGCCCAGACAGGGTGCTCGAGCCGGTGGACGTGCCATACGGCTGGTAGCTGCGCTGGTCCGTGTAGCTGGTGACGGTGGTGGCGCCTGCGACGATCACGTATAGCGCCACGGAGCCGGCGGGGAAGCCGGTAGTATTGACGGACACGGCCCCAGTGGTGGCGCTCGCGTACACGTAGTTCGTGGCGCTGGCGGTGAGCGCCACCGTGCCGTCGTTTATCTGCGCGCCGCCGTACCAGCCGCCGTAGTATCCCCACGTCAGGCCACTGGTGGTCGACGCGCGCCGTCCCCATAGCATGGCCGGGCTGGCGGCGTCGAAGTTGGCGTTGGCCACCACTTCTTTGTTGGCTTGCGTCGAGCTGATCTGGTCGATCAGGGATGTGCTATTGCTCATGCTCTCACCTTACGAGAGGGGTGGAGACGAAATTTGTCGAGCTAGAAAGTCTCTACTTGAGACCACGATCCCCACATTGCCGATCCTGCGCTGTAGTTGTTTCCGCCAACGTTGCCGGCATCAAAAGTTCCAACTCGCCTCCAACGGCCGGCGGCGGTTGTGAAGTACTGCACGCAAAATTGCGGCAGCGAACTCGGTGCAGAACCGCCGGGGTAACAGCCAGTATTCGTATTGGGATTAAACGCATCATTGGCGATAACGTCGAGGCGCCAGTTAAGCGTGCCACTCACGGGCGAATTTGCAGGACCAGCGGTCTCGGAACCGTCATCAAAAGCTGCGTAGCTTCCCGTATTCGTCAGCACATCAAAATCCACGGCACCAGCAGCGTTATACGACGGTGCGACATATTCAATGGCAGAGAAACTGATAACTCCGGACATATTTCACCTCACGATGGTTGTGGTTGCAGTAAAACCTGGTACCCCTTGATCACTATTCTGATAAATCTTGAAAGTAATCGTATTGCCGATGCTGAACCCATCATTGGAGATCATGGCGGACGTATAAACGAATGTCGGCACAGATGGTGCGTTGAACGGCGGGTATGTCTGGCTCGGTGACGGGCCTCCACCGGCCCAACTCGCTGCTGTTGCTGCATTGGAAAGTGAATATTGACGAACGAAGGTCGTCCCGTTGTAGACCGCCACAACATAGCTTTCTGTCGCCTCGTCCAGCGGCACATCGGCGCCGCTCAGCCACGAGTAGTTGACCCTAGCCCTGCGCAGCCACGTGACGGTGATGTCGCTGGTAGACGCGGCACTACCGTGGAACACCTGAAGCTGCCACGGCGACAAGGGCTTCACTCGCGCCACGGCCGGCTGCACCGTGACCTGCCCCGTCGGCGTCAGTCCAAACATGTTGTTCAAGTAGGTCTCGAAGTACATGTTCTGCCCGATGTCTGTCAGGTTTATGCCAGTCTGTCCGATGCTTGACGACTGCAGCAGCACGAACGTCTCGCCGGCGGCGTGGCCTCCCATGGCCCACTCCGTGCCGATCTGGCCGCGCAGCAGGCCGCTGAGCGTGTATTGCCCGGGCGCGGTCTGCGTGGCCGTGCGGAATAGAACGATCTCGCCGCCGACGTAGGCCACGTTCGCGCCGTTGAGGAAGCTGGCGTAGCTCACGCTGGACAGCGACAGCGCCGCCTCATACAGCGTCACCTGCAGGGTGTTCGTCTCGTCTGGGATGTTGCCCCCAGAGAATCCGCCGAGAGCATTGCCGGTGTAGCCGATCGGCGTCGGCGTGACGAGCTGGAGCAGTTGCGCGAAGTTCGCGTCGTCTCGCGACACGTCTACGTAGCAGCCCGGCCACGAGCCGCTGAAGCCGCACGCCGCCAGGTACAAGCCCTGCGACGTGTCCTGGCTGCGCAGCGGCGGCACGTCGAGTACGGCCAGAACGGTCGGCCCGGAGTACGGAACCTGCTGCGGCACGAAGCCCTGCGCCGAGCCGCCCTGCGCGACCTGCTGCGAGACGTTGGGGTAGATGGACGAGACGCTTAGGTACCCGGTGAACTCGACCACGCCTTTGCCGTTCAGCACCACCTTGGTGATGCGCACCGGATAGACGTTTCCGTCGTAGCCCGTGACGCCGACCACGTCCGTCGGCTCGTAGGCCAAGTACTTATAGCTCGTGGCCCAAGTGAACTTCTGCCGTGTCGTCCACCGTTCCCAAAGCATCGCCTCCACCCGAGTTCGGGCCTCGGCGTCGGACAGCACGATGGGCACGTTCGTGGACTCGTCAAGGTTCGACGTCGTGACAGCCCTGAACGCGCGCTGCGTGTTCGTCTGGTAGTCGGCAGAGTTGGACGGGTACGAAATGGTCTCCGACCGCGGCAGCTCGAACTCCTGCACCACCGTCTCGACGAGCGGATTCTGCGCCGCCTGCTGGCCGCCGCCCGCAATCGCGCCCATGTCGTCCCACGGTACCGTAACCGCCGCCTGCGCCCCGCGCCTGACGAACTTCAGTTGCCCGTCGCAGTCGCTGACGTCGAAAAAATACGTCGCCTGCAGCGGGGCGAGCGCCTGGCGCGGGCTCGACTTGCCGGTGATGGCGAAGCCCGTCACCACGTCGCCGAGCGATGACGCGTCGTACTGCGACGGCTGTAGGCCCGCCGAGGCACAGATGTCCGACACGATGGAGGACAGCGTCACCTGCGACGGGTTGCCGCCCATGTTTAGCGTCATGTATCCGAGGCGTACGGAGGACAGGTCGGCGCGGAAGAACATGATGAGGCTGTTGTTCACCACGTACATCGTGTGCCAGTTGAACGGCGCGGTGCCCAGCAGCGTCAGCGTGTTCAGCGAGGGCCTGAAGACGTACACCGTGGCCCCTCCGCCGCCTAGATAGATGTGGTCGTCGTCGACCACGAAGCCCGGGAAGCCGGACGGCATGGAGCCTCCGCCCGGGGCAGTGGTCCAGCTGTTGGTCACCGCCAGCGACGCTCTATCGAATTGGTACAGCACGCCCGCGGCGTAGTCGCACGCGTAGACGTACGAGGCGCTGCCGCCGACCATCAGCCACTGCTTCAGGACGCCGGACTGCGCCACGATGAGCCCGCGCTGCGACAGGTCGCATCTGTAGATCGGCCTACCGCCCGGGTAGTACGACGTCAGGAAGATGTCGTTGCCGTTGCGCCAGAAGTTGGCCTCGCTGCCGGCCACGCCGAGGTCCATCGTTCCCGCCGCGTCCATGGCGTCCCACGTGCCGTCCGGGTGAAGCCACCCGGGCCAGGTGTATATGCCGGGCACGTCCGAGTAGCCGAACGGCATCCCCGAGCCGCCGTGCCCGTACGAGCCGGGCGGGAAGAACTTCAGCTGCTGCGCGCCGTAGGCGTTGAGGTTGATGACCCTGACGCCCTCGAAGCCGAGGTAGTAGCCGTACCCCATGGCGGTGCCGCCCTGGCCGTTCAGGTTCGGCGCCATGAACAGCGTGCCGTCGGCCGTGGCGTAGGTGTACGATGACGCCGTGACACCGGTGTAGGCCGGGGCGATGTTCGTCGCCACCTCGAACGTTAGAGAGGGCATATAGTTGCCCCACTGCTGCAGGTTCAGCTCGTTGAACACCACGTAGGCCAGGCCGCGGTAGGGCGGGGTGTTCGCCGCGCCGAGAGCGGCTTGCATGGTCGGGTCGGCGACCTGGTTCTCGTCGCCCGGATAGACGGTGAAGTTGGTCACCATCTGGCTGGCGCCGGACACGCCCTGGAAGTCTGCCGGGTTCGAGACGTCGTAGATGAGCTTTCCGTTGGCCCATATGCGCCGCACGCCGGTGATGGTGTTACGGCAGAGTGCCACCGCGAAGCTCACGGTCACGTACGGCTGCTGAGCCTTGCCGCCCATCCCCTTGCCGCCGCCGGCGCTGTGCTGGTGCGGGGTGCCCATCCAGATCACGTTGCCGGCGAGCCTGTACAGGCCGTACACCTTCGGGATGAACTTGCCATAAGCGGAGTCCTGGACGCGGACATCGGACGGCGCTGGCTCCTTCGGAGGAAAAAGGATGGCGCCAAGCAAAGAGCCGGCCATGAATCCGAGTTCTGCGCCTAGCGGGCCGCCTACCAAGCCGCCTACGACGGCTCCGGCCACACCGATGAGCGAACCTACTGCCTGGCCCATTTATTCAATCCCTTTCACGCTGTAATAGCGGCAGACGTACCGCAACCACTTGTCGTCCATATCGTGCTCGCACACCACGCGGTTCACTGCATAAGCGTGAATGACGGTCCGCGGTGCCGTGAGGATGCCGAGATGCATCGGCTCGCGTTCCCAATGGAAGAGCACCACATCGCCCTCGCGCCCGACCGGAGTTCTGTCCATCATGGAATCGCATATCGGTGCGAGCGTCCCATCCGGGCGCCTCGAATAGCCGTCCACGTCGTAGTCTGACGGGCATAGGCCTAGCGCCTTCGCTACGCCGATGACCAATCCGGCGCAGTCGACCGCCACGCCTTTCAAGCGGCCCTGATGACGGTACGGCGTGCCAAGCCACGTCCGCGCTTCGTCGACAAACTGCTGACGTGTGACCATCGTTCAATCCCCAAGCGGGCGCAGGATCGTGTCCGGCCCCGGAATGTATGGCTCGCCGCGGAAGTGGAGGATGTTGCTCCACCTGTCCCGGCACGTGCCGAACTGCTTGTCGCATCCGGCGACGATCGTGTAGGCGTCGCCGGGTGCGATGGCGAACGTCATGGGCATCGCCAGCGTGACCGAGCCCGGGGACGAGTTGCGCACCTCCATGCTGTAGCCCGTGTTCTGCCCGGAAGTCCACGTGACCTTCCCGTACGCGAAATAGCCCACACCGTACGTGTAATTGATGAAGACCTCGGCGCCGCCGTCGCCGGCGTTGAACGTGTACAAGCCGCCCGAGGTCACCGAGTACTGGTGCGAGCTCGGAGAGCCGCCGACGGCCGTCCACGTGTTGCCCGCGCTGTCTGCAACAGAGGAGTTCGCGACGAAGGTCCCTGACGGCGGAACGATCTGTATCTGGAACGGCCCGGTGGTCGGCACGCGCCTGCCCATGCTGTCGACGAAGGGCACTGTCGGGCCCGCCTGCGTCAACGACGGGTCGGTCCACGCGAGGTACTGCGCCGTGACGGCCGACACCGACCCGCTGAACGTGAGCGGGCCGAGTGCCTTCTGGCAGCGCGAATCGCCGAAGGTGGCCCGGCAGGTCGTGCTGAACTGCTCGCCTATCGTCTGTTGCATGGTCTGCGCCAGTCCGCGCAGCTCCGCCTTCCACACCCCGTTCTGCAGCGTGAACTGGCCGAGGTTGCCGCTGGTGAGATTCATCTGGCCCATGGACAGGTCGGCGTAGTTCACGACGAAGATGAGCACGGCCGCGTTTGACCACAGGCCGGCCTCGACGCCGCTGCGCGTCACCGCGCCGCCGCCCGTAACCAGTAGCCCGTCTATCTCCAAGTTTGACGTGGACAGGTCAGCCGACGACTCGACTGCCGACGCCGTGTAGCCGTAGGTGGAGCGGTAAACGACCCCGCTGTACGCGATGTCCACGTCATGGTCGGTGAAGCCCCACACCGTGGCGTCCGTGCGGGTCACCTGCACGCACGTGGCGATCGTCCGCACGTCGCCCGCGAGCCACGTGGACATAGCGGCGCTGACGCCCCTCACAGCCTCACCTCCACGATGGCCAAGGACTGGAACCCGAACAGCGCGCCCGAGCCGACGTCCAACTGCGGCGAGAACTGGTCGGTGTTGAATCGGCATGGCGTGTCGAAGGCGCCGGCCCACGTGAGCGAGTCCGACGCCTGCGGGTACATGTACGCCGTGCCCGTGCCGAGCGTGTCGCCCGAGGTGTTAGCGCTCACCGTGACCGTGGTCCCGGAGATGGCCGTGATGGCCACCGCCTGGTTGTTCAGCGTGCCGCCGGTGTCGCCGGTGACGCCGGTGAAGTACAGCAGCTTGCCCACGGCCCAACCGGGCGGCACGGCGCCGACTGAGAAGCTGGTCGTGGTTCCCGCGACCCAGCCGGAGGTGAAGGCCTGGCTGTCTGCGACGAACGTCACCAAGCCCGTCGTGGTGTCCAGCCCGCACTGCCCCGGCGACACCCCGTAGACGACGGGGGAGCCGTTCCTGTACACCGTCGTCGTCTGCGTCGGGGCACCGCTGAGGCCGTAGGTCAGCAGTGGTTTGCCTATGAGGCGGTAGTCGGCCAGCGGCGGCGCCGCGTAGCGCTTGAACATCTGGTAGGCGGGGACGCCCGCACCCACGCCCGACGGTGCCGTGAACGATGAGTAGCTGCCGACGGGCAGTCCAAGCAGGCCGCTGCCCTCGTCCAGCCAATCCGTCCAGTCGCGGAACCTGAACCCGTAGGCCTGCCCTTTGCAGATGCGGAAGAAGTTGCGCAGGGTCTGCACTGAGTACTGGTCGAGAACGCCACCGTTGGTGCGGAAGCAGTTCTGGAGATCCCACTGGCCGCGCCCGAACGTCCACAGCACGTTGCGCTGCTCGCGGCCGCTGGTGCTACTGGTCACCACGGTGTTGTAGCTCACGCCACCGCGGGCCCACACGGCCAGATCGTCAGGGAAGCGGGGCGATTCCAGAAAATTTGATGTCATTCGTCACTCCTTCTGAGCGCCGCTTGGATCGCCCCTGTTAGCCACTGATGCCGCCTAGCCCCGCGCGCCTCGGCCAGCGCCGCCTACCACTCGGTGCCCTTGAAGCTGGTGCCCTCGTCGACCATGGCGCCGCTGAGGTTGGCGCCCTTCATGACGCATCCGCCGAAGTTGGCACCGCGCAGGTCGGCGCCGGCAAACGTCGCGCCCGTGAAATCAGAGCCCGCGAGGTTCGCGTTCCGCAGCGTCGCCCCCTTGTACTCGGCGCCGGCCATCTTGGCGCAGCCGCAGCTGAGGCCGGTGAGGTCGAAGCCGCACATGTCGATGCCGCTCAGGTCGGCGCCCGTGGCGACCGCAGCCTCAATCGCCGCGGTCGCGCTGGCGGCGATGCCCTGCCACAGGATTTTGTCGGAGTCGACGTTCTTCAAGACGAAAAAGTTGCCAGAAAGCGTGCTCATTGATGCCTCTCCTTAAAAGTCGGTTGAAGTTTCAAGCGTTCCTCTTGAGCGCCTGCTGGACTGCCATACCAGCCATCGAGGCGATTTGGCTTTGGGTGCGCAGATCGACTCCGTTGGGCAGCACGAACTGGTTCGTGACTGTCACCCTGCCGCCGGCGCTGTACGGCGAGTTCATGTGGGCCGGCACGATGGCCTCGCCCTGGTGTATCTGCGCGATCATGTCGTTCGGCACGTACGGCGTGCCGACGTCGAACGAGGGCAATGTGAATCCCCATGCGTTGCCTCCTATCGAAGGCATGACATCACCCATGCTGCCGTCAGGCATCGTGAATCCCCATGCGTTCGAACCTGAGGTTCCTTCGCCGAACAGGCTGCCTAGGCCACCACCTGCGCCAGCGATGCCGCCCATTCCTTTGCCTGCAACACCCATAGCGAGTGATGCAGTGAATGCAGTTAGTGCGGCCGTCGCGGCTGCCACCGCTGCGCTCATCGCAGTGATGCCGGTCGTATCGGCCGTCACCGCTATCGTGTGAGCCGTGGTTTCCGTCGTTCCGGCCGCGTCACCGCCGAACAGTTTGGATGTCCCGGAACGGAGCAGTGAGTTGATGGACCATCCTTGGCCGAAATCCATCTTGGTGAGCCTCCCGAACAGGTCCTTCGCGACGAGTTGGGATAGCATTTGATCGATTTGCGCGATGAAATTGACGAATGCCTGCTTGGCAGTCTGAGTACGGTCCGCGAAGTTTGCGAAGGCGCGCGAGAAATCCTGCTCAATCGAATCAGCCGCTTGCTTTGCATTTTGCGACTGCGCATCATTGGCCTGAATCGCAAGCTGGAGTTGCTTGGTCTGGCCTTCCTGCTCAAGCTGAAGCTTTTGATCGCGCAGTTCCTGCTGCTGAACCTCGGTGAGCGTCTTCTCCGTATCAAGTCGATGCTGAACTGCCTGAATGGCGACTTCGGTCCTCTGCGCTTCGAATTGACGCTCGAGCTCAAGCAGTTGCGCTTGCGTCATGCGTCCTTGCTTGACTTCTTCCCGCGCCACCAGCATCGCGCGCTGCTGCGCCTGAGCAAACCCAATGTTGGCGCGCTTCGCGGCGAGATCTTCAAGGCCTTTCGTCTCTGCTGAAATCGCAGCTTGCATCTCTTGAGACGATTGAGTGACTGCCGCGGCGCGTTGGCGTTCCATCACCGCGAGACGCCCTTCGATCTCGACTTCTTTCGTGCGCATCGACAAACGCTCTGCTGGCGTCTTGGCTCGTGTCTCCAGCTGCTTCGTCTGCTCAAGTTGCTGGCGCATCGCATCGCGCTCAGCGTCCATTCCGCGCAGCGTAATTGCGAGACGCTGCTGGTAATACTCCTGCAACGAAACCTGCCGCTGCTTGTATGCGCGATCGAGTTCTTCTGTCTCGATCTTAAGGTTCTCTTTCAGCAGGTTAAGCCTAGCCTGCGTTTGCGCGTTCTCGAATGAATAATCGTGACTTACCGTGACTTGCCCAGGTGCTTTCTTGAAGTCACGGCTGTCGTACCGTTTACGGATCTCGGTTTCGATCTGCGACTGATGAGCAATCATGCGTTGCACATCGTCAGGAATAGGCGTTCCGGCGTCGCGCGCTGCGTTTTTGGCTTGGTCGATCGTGCGACGAAAACGCGCGATCTCGTCGTCAGCAAGCTTCGCGTCCCCCCCCAGTCCCTTCCATTCCGCGCGCAACGCTCGCACCGCCTCTGCGCCTTTCTGTTGAATGTCAGCAGACTGCGCTGCCCGCTGCGCAGCGGATCGTTGCTGGTCGCGTTGCTGTTCTAGTTGGCGCAGTTCTGATTTCGCTTTCTCAACATCGACACCTTGAACCTGCACGCCTTCGACCGTAATGTAGCCGCCACTAGCGATATTCTGCTTCAGCGCAGCGATCTTGTCGTCGATGTTGAGAGGACGCCCCCAGTTCATCATCGCGTCCCACGCTTTGCTCGCCTCAATCTGCACCGCTCGCCATAGACCAGGCAGATAGCCAAGTTGAGCCGTCGTCTCGTTGATCTTTCCGATCACGAGATTTGCCGTTTCAGCTTCAGCCTCCTCTTTTCTTCCCTGCTCTTCGAGCAAACGAATGTGCTCAAGCTGCGCCATATTGGCGAAATGGTACGACCTGTTGTACTCCATCGCCCACTTGTACACGCCATCGTCCATCCTTTCGAACGACTTCATAACCTCCTCAGCCGATGCATTCGAAAACTGACCGATTTTTGCAATTGCTTCGGCTACCGGCTGCAATGCGGCGCCGGTAAAACGACCGGTCGCTGCCACTGCGGAAAGAGCGTCGCGCGCCGCCGTAATCTTCGAGCCGGTCGCATCCGCGATATCGTTGCCCATTTCAACGAATTGACCGCCGACAAGACCTGCGTAATTCCCGGTGAGAATCAGCGAGTCGCGAAGATGACTCATCTGGATCGCCCCATGAACCGCGGCCGATGCGGCGACCGCGAGTGCGCCGGCAACCAAACCGATCGCGGCACCAGTGGGGCTCATGATTTTGCCCATCCAGTCCATCTGCTCTCCGAGCACCATCAGCGAGCCGACGAAGCGCTTATAGTTGCCCATCAGCATCTCGTGGCCTAGCACGAGCATTTCCCGACGGGCCGCCACCGAGGCATGACCGAGCTTCTTATGCGACTCTTCTTCGTCCGTGTTGGCCTGCTGGACGCGCCGAGAAACGGCGCCGATTTCGTTTCCGTAGTCGTCGACAATCCGCGTAGTGCTGCGCACTGCAGTGCCGATGCGTCCTGACACACCATCAATTGCCGCGGCCATACCAGCGAAACCGGTCACCATCGCGGCGCTCGAATGTGCCGACTGCGAAACTAGTTCCTGAAGGCTCTTCTCGATATTACCGACTGCCCTAGATATCGACTCTGCCGCTCGAAACGCGCCTTGCGATGTGTTATTGGACGTAGTCGCTACGGATGTCGTGACCGACTGCGTAGCAGATCCAATGCGGCCAGCCATGCCTTCAACGGCACTTGCCATACCGGAAAACCCGGTAGAGATGGCAGCGCTGGTCGCTTTCGACTGAGTGACAAGCTCCTTCAGATCTTGCTGGATGAGGCCGATCGCTTGAGTAAGCGAATCTGCGGCCTTCGATGCTCCCTGCTCGGCACCGTCTGAAGTGACGGTGATCGCTACGTCAACGCGGTTGTCGTCAGACACTGAAGGGTTCCTCTCACTCGTCCAGCAGTCGGCCGCCCAGCGAGGCGAACATCTCGGAAGGCTTGCCGCCGCCGTCGGCCGGCTCGGCCGGGGTGCCGGCGCGCGGCTTGAACTTCACGAACGCGGCAGCGCACCAGTGCAACGGCGGATGCTTCCTGAAGCCGCGGTACAGGGCTTCAACGCGGGGCAGATCGAGTTCGTCGATGTACTCCACCGTCCAGCCCGTCGCGAGAATCAGGTCGGCGTAGAGCTCGTCCCAGTCGATGGGCTCTGCGCCGGCGCGGCTTCCCCCGATTCGATCCTCCCGGCCGCGTAGATCGCGCGCAGCACGACGGGAATCGTCGTTTCGTCGAGGACAGAATCGATCCAGTCGCGATCGAGGTCCGGCGTACCGCCGTGCTCGCGCGTCAGTGTCGCGCCGATGAATTCGGACAGTTCATCGAGGTACTCGATGGTTCCGTCTCGATGCTCTTGCTGCGCGTGCAGCCAGCGCTTGATGCTCTTCAGCGATGCAGGCGGGACCGGCAGCACGCGACCGCCGATCGTCACTGGGTTCTTCATGGGTCAGTTCTCCACCGCGCAGCGACGCGCGGTAATACGGTGGTACTCGATCTCGATGCTGTCGATGTCGAGCTGGTCGAGGAATTGCAGGATCACTTTTCGGTTCTGGAGCGCGGCGGCGCGCGTCTGGCACGGCGTGTACGGCACCGTCTCCTTCAACTGCCAGTTCGCCAACGCGAGGCCGACGGCACGGAAGACGCGCTCGACTTCCTCGACTGAACAGCCGAGCGCGGCTGCCTGGGCCTCGGGCGTGATGCCGCACGCCAGGTTCTGATAGATCAGCTTCTTCGAGGCCTGGTCCATGTCAGCTCGCCTCGCCGAGGCAGATCGTGCCGAGCGTGTTGCTCGAATCGACGAATGCGCTGAAGTCGAATTCGGGGATGTTGAAGTCCTCGAGCTTCGTGCTGAACGTGTACTTCGTGGCAACGCACTGGTTCAGCGTCAGCGTGACGCGCTCGCTGTTGAACACCTGCGAGACCACCGACTTGAACGAAGGCGCCGTGCCAAGCAACTGGTTCGTCATCGTCACGGTTTCGCCGACCGTGTTGCTCGTCGGCGTGTACGTGTAGCTGATGCCGACGCCGAGGCCCGTATCCGCCGCCGCGAACGTATAGACGCCGGCGGCCACCGAGTATTGCCCAGTGGCCGGTGCCGACGCGACGCGCGTCAGCGGCAGGCCGGTGGCCGCGTATTTCACGCCGAGATCCGTCACCCAGCCGGCCGAGTTCGCAACCGTGACGGTGTACGGGCCGGTGCCAGGGATCGTGCCCGCCTCATTGTCGGAGATGAGCGTCTGACCGACGCTCTTCGAGATCCCGAAAAACAAATCCGACAGCACGCGGCCCTGAAACTGACCGGCCATCGCCTTGCCGGACACCTTCATCGTGCCGCGGCCGATTGCGAGAGGCAACTGGTAGGAACCGAACAGCTCCTTCACCGTGGCGTCGAAGCTGACGTCGCAGGACTGGAGAGCGCCGAATCGGTTCGGCGTGGGGTTGGCGTTGCCCGTCTGGACACCCCAGAAGGAACCGGCGCCGAAGCCATATTGAGACATGGTGGTGCTCCTTTAGTCGCCCAAGTGGGCAAAAAAAAGGCCGACTCAACGAGCCGGCCGGGCGGTGCTGCGGAAAGGCGGGTCAGGCGTTCGCCGGTGCGGCGAGCCCCTTCTTCAGCGCGTCGACGGCGGCGCGCACGTGGTTGAACGTCGCGGTGTCGCGCGACACGATGGAGTCGTGGAAATTGGCGCGGAACCACGCCTCGATCAGCGCGTCGATGTGCGGGTCGAGCGCGGCAGTGGTCAGCGGCGCCGCAATTTCGACGGCCATCGTCGCGCCGGGCTCGTCACCGGCCAGATGCAGGTTTGCGTCTTCCATGTCGCGCTCCTTCAGTTGTTCGTCAGGATGTTCACGGGGATGATCACGACGCCCTGCGGGCCGAGCATCCCCTCGTCAGTGACAATCTCGCCCTCTATCCAGCAGTGCGATACCGTGCCGCCGAGGGTCTGGAATCCCGTCAGCGGATCCGGCGCGAGCGCAGCCTCAATCGCGTCCATCAGCGGATTCAGCGTCGTCGCCGGCGTCACGTCCATGTCGTTCCCGGTGTTCACGTACAGATAGATCTCGCACTGCAGCGACACCTTCGCGGGCAACCCCTTGCGCGGCTGCTGATGCTCGCGCTTCTGCACCTGAAACAGCGCCGGCTGCTCGACCGCCTGCACGTCGGCCCAGTGACGCAGGCGACGCGACGTCGTGACGAGCCCCGGAATGGTCGAGAGCTTTGCGAAGAGCGCCGCATAAATCGGCTCGCGCGTCATCGCCGCACCCCGCGCGCGACCGCCTCGCGGATACCGGCGAGGATCTCGGGTCGCATGTCCTTCAGCGCCGAGCGAAGGAACGAACGTTCCGGCATGACAATGTCGTATGCCTTCGGCACGCCGACCTGGCTCCCGAAGTCGTCTGTGACGTATGCAGATGCGAACGCCACCTCACGAGCACGCTTGTGCGATTTCTTCGCGAAGATTGCGCCGCCTCGCGCATTTCTGAGCAGACGCCCTTGTGCATCGGTGCGAAGCCGAACGACGCCCGGATTCGACATGCGATGGATGATGCCGCCGTACTCATGAATCGCGGCGTATTCGACCGCAGTGCTCACGACGGCCGTGATCGACTGCCGGTCCGAGCTTTCAACCAATGCTTGATTGATCGACCTCCAGAGGCGACCGGTGCGCACATTTAGGACTTGGCCCGCGAGCTTGTCGGTCACGACGTGGCGCTGCAGGCGAATCGCCAGATCCTGAATCTTGCGCTCGAGCGCGGTCCGAATTCCGGGCGTGATCCGTCCGATGCGCTCGGTGACGACCGATTCGCCTGTAACTTTCGCGTCGATCTTCATACCGGGATGACCTTCCGATAATTGTTCAGGATCGTCCGCACGCCAGCCGGCATGTCGGCGACCGAGAACGAAACCACCTCACCATTGATCGACTTGCTGACCTGGCCGAAGTGGTTGCGGTCTGAGTACTTCAGGCCGATCAGTTCAAGCACCGCCTGCTCGATCTCGGGCGGTGTTGACGTGAAGCCAGCCGTGTACGTGACCTGCACGCCGAGCGGCGGCCACTTCGGGAAATGGCCGTCCGTCCCGTTCGGGAACGAGCTGAAACCTACGTTGCCGATCAGGTACAGGAAGCGATCGTCGAACGTATAGCCGACCTGTACGCCGTCCGGCGACGCCGCGATCGGCATACCGCGAATCGCGAGAGACGAGACAGCGGTGATCGGGTAGTTCGGCAGTGCGAGCGTGTTCGAGCCGCTGCCGGTGTGCTTCTCGGTGTAGGCGGTAGAGGCGATCGTCCGGTTCAGGTATGTCTGCACGAACTGGCTCGCGGCCGAAACCAAGCGCGTGAGCATCGCGTCGTCGCCCGTCACGGTGCTCGGCACGTTCAGCCATTGCTTCGCGTTCGCGAGCGTCGTCAGATCGCCGGCCGCCACGTTATGCTCCCATGCCTTCGCCCGCTGCCGCGGTGCTGGCGTCGCCTTCGCCGCCCGGCTCGTCCGCCGGCGCGTCATCGGTCAGCACAATGCCGTGCGCGGCTGCCACCTCGGCAGAGAAATCGTCAGGCAGCATGATGACGCCGCCCTTGCTGGCCTTGTACGTCTCGCCGCCGTGCGTGATGCTGCCGAAATTCTTCGGCGCCTTGAACTTCGCCATGTCGTTCTCCCGTCAATCCCAGTACGCGACGATGTTCGTCACCGTGCTCGCGGCATACACCTTCGTCGCGCGGATCGGATACATGCCGGAAGGCAGTGTGATCGACACGTTCGTTTCTCCGCCGACGGTGTCGATGACGAGAACCTGCGTCCCGCTGTTCGTGAAGGACAGATACGCCGTGGCCGGCAACGGCGTGCTGTCCGATGGCGTTACCGCCTGAGCGTGATTGGCCATGCTGACGGACCTCGTGGAAGAAAAAAGGCCCCGACCGAAGCCGGGGCCAACTCGCGCTACTACGTCGCTGCTCGATCAGCCGTTTGCGATGTTGGTGATGATCGCCATCGCGAACGGCGCGTACACCGCCAGCACTTCTTCCGCGTACACGCCCGACTGCCACATACGCGTCACGATCGGGAAGTCGAGCTGGTAGTAATCCTTGCGGCAGTGGATTTCCGCCACGTTGCTGACTTCGTTGTTCTGGTACCAGAGCGGCAGCTCTTCGCACCAAGCGATGATCGTGCCCGGCGGGACCTTCGGGTGCAGCATCACCGGAATGAGCTGGCCGCCATTCGCCGTGAACGGGTTGAAGTAGAACGTCACGACACCCGACGCGGTGATCGCGTACGGTTCCTTCCCGGCGGCCGGCTGGTTGTAGCGCAGCAGCGGGCCGCTCGAGTTGTTGAGCACCTTGCTGGTGATGTTCATCTGCTCTTGCGAGTTGACGTAGATCACCGTCGCGCCGAGCTGATACGTGTCCCACATCGTCTTGAACATCTGGTCGATCTCGACCACCGAACCGCGGCCCGACGCAGTCAGCGGCGTGCCGGTGCCGGCGGTGCCCGTCGGCATCACCTTCACGTACGCGCCGTTCGCCGGCTTGAACGCGGTCGTGAGCAGCCCGTCGAACGCCAGCGGGTTCGTCGAGTTGTCGGCCGTGATCGCCGTCGCGGCCTGCGTGCTGCTCGAAAGCGGCGCAGAGAACGTCGCGCTGTTGATCGTCGTGATCGCCTGCAGCTTTTCCGCGCCAGCGGTACCGACGTACCAGGCGTACGCGACCGCACCGTTCACGACCGGGACCGTCGCCGACAGGGTCTGGCCGAGCGTGACCGCCTGCGTGGTGTTCGACGACTGGTTAGACGAGCCGCCGGCGACGACGTAGGTCTGGCCGTCGGCACCGGTGACGGTCTTCTGCGTAGCGACGCCGTTCGCGACCGAGCTGTTGATGAAGCCTTCCAGCGTCAGCGCGACGACGATCACGCTGTATGTCGCGGCCGGCAGCGTCGCGCCCGAACCGGCGGCCGACAGCGTCGGCGCGGTCGGCACGCCGAGCGCCAGCGAGTTGTTGCCGCCGAGGATCGCGTTTTCTTCCTTCAGCATCGTCTTCTGCAGCAAGCGCATCGCCATCGTCGCCTTGACGTCCTCGAAGCCTTCGCCCGCGTGTTCGGCTTCGAACGTCACGCCGTCTTCTTCGCCGATCGTGACGTAGTTCGCGGCGACGGGTGCCGTGTTGTACGACATGCGGCCCGAGCGCTGACCTTCCGGAACCCACGGCGACGAGTCGTAGCCTGAGCCGATGATCGCCTTGACGGTGCGCCAGTTCGTCGCCACGCCGCCCTTCCCGGGCACGCGCGCGATCTTGTTGCGGAGGGGCGTCACGACCGGGTACAGGTTCTTCGCCGGTGCCTGCAGGTCGTACGCGACCAGGTTGTTCGCCGTGGTGATCGTCTTGCCCAAGCCGTATTGGCCCTTGACCAGCTCCAGCGTTTCTTGAATCGTCTTCGCGTCCATTTCTTCGACTCCAATGAAAAAGGCCCGCGCAATGGCGGGCCTTTCGTGGTGTGACGGATTGCCGGGCTATGCCGGCGGGTTATGGGTGGATGGGAAACTCCTGGAGTGGATCAACCGCGGAAGACGATCACACCGCCATTCCGTCGGGCCTTCTTGATTGCGGTAGCTGCTTCGTCAATGCTGCCGTCCGCCTTTCGTACGGGTTCGACTTCCTCCTGCTGCTCGCCGGCGACGAAATCGTGGCTCTTCCCGATTGCGACCGCGACGCTGTTCAGTGCGCCCTTCGGATCGACCGGTGTCTCGCTCAGCTTCTTGACCAGCGCAGCCTGCTCGTCGAATTGCTTCTGGAGCGTGTCGCGCTCGCCAGCCAGCGTCGCGACGGCTTTCGTCAGCTCGTCGCGCTCAAGGGCTGCCTTCGCAACCTGTTCAGTCGCCGTGGCGAGATCTGCAGTCAGCTTCGTGACCGACTCGCCGGCCGCCGTGAGCTTGCTCAGCGTCTCGGCGTGGGCGGCTTTTTCGGCGTCCATGTCTTCGTCGGCGTCCTTCGCGCACTTCGCGCCGAGCTCGCCCATCAGGTCGTGCGCCTTCTGGATCCGCGCCATGTCCGCGCCGCTGTTGCGCGCGCCGGCCTTCGCCAGCACCTTCTCGAACGACTCGTGCAGGTGATCCCCGCCGAGCGCCGAGACGGCCTTATGCAGGTTCTCGACCGCGGTCGCGCATTCGAAGTAGTAGACGCACGGCGAGTCGACCATGCCGTCATCTTCAGTCAGTTCGGCGACTTCCTCGGCGACCATCGCGGTCAGCAACTCGCCGCCCTGCTTCAGCCAATCCATCAGGTCGTCTGGGAGCGTCGAGGTCTTGTCGCCCTCTGCTGCTTCCTCGCGCGCGCTCGACTGCTGCAGGTAGCTGATCGACGCAAGCAGATTCGCCAGCGACGATACGCTGTACATGCCCTTGTGCAGCGCGAGGCGCGCCGCCAGCGTCAGATTGTCGGGCGAGACGATCACCGGCTTGCCGCTCTTCGTGAGAACCGGCTCGGCCCACTTGTCGGCGGCCGACGGCGGCCCATCCTTGTCGATCTTGTCCTTCCACGCGGCGATGATCCGGTCCTTCACCGTCTTCAGCTCGTCGGCGCTGTACTCGGCCGCGTTCTTCTCCTTGTTGATGTACGACCAAGCGGCACGGATGTGCTCTTCCGTGTCAATCGGGTACTTGCTGTTCTTCTCGTCCGCATACTTCACGTCGCCGTACGGCTTCTTCTTGTCGTCCTTCGCCTTCCGGATCGCATCGAGCATTTCGTCGAGCGATAGGTCGCCAGCCTTCGCGAGCGCCGCGACTTCGTCCGAGAACGCGTCGGCCGTGACCGGCTCCGGCGCTTTGAACGCCTTCTGCATCACCGAGCCGTCTGCCTTCTCGATGCTGAAGAACGACGCCGTCGGCACGCATGGCAAATCGACCAGCGAGATTTCGCACGGGTCTGCCGTGAAGCGGCGAGCGTTCAGCTCGGCGTCGGCCCAGCGCTTTACGTAGTCTCCGCCGATCGAGAAGCCGGTGTAGACGCCTTCGAGCACCTTCTCCCACTCGGCGTCGTCGACCACTTTCGCGCAGATGTCGATCGCCTTCTCCTCGTCGAGGAAGTCGATCGCGGTCAGCTTGCCGGCGGCGATGTTGCTGTGCATCGCGCGCAGGTTTCCGACCGACCTGCCGTCGGTCGCCTTCGCGACGTCGCCGGACCACTTCTCGAAGTATGGCTTCGACGTGGCGTAATCCATGATCTCGCCGGAACGGTCGACGACTTCCTCCGTCGCGCGGCCGTACACCAGGCGCTTTTCCTCGTCCACTTTCGTGAGACGGGCAAACAGGCTCAGTGACATCGCTTTCTCCAGTGTTTCGGCGGGGCGCCGGTGGTGATTCAGGATTTCTTGAGGACGGGCAGCGTCACGCAGCGACAGCGCGGGTGCGCTGGCGCGCCGGTGCTGCCGTCGGAAAACGTCTCGTCGAGGCCGACCACCTCGCCGTCGAGTTGCGCGCAGAAGTCGCAGCAGCCCGGCGCGACCTTCCACTGCTTGCCCTCGACGACCTCGCTCGCCTTCCAGCCGGAGATGTTCCCGGCCGTATCGGCGAACGCTGACTCGGTGCGCGCGATCGTCTTCGCGCGGTCGGACGAGAAGCCGGCGCTCTCCTTTAGCGCCGACGCGAGCCGGTCATTGCTCCATCCGCCGCGGACGGCGTCCGTCACCGTGCCGCGGATCAGCTCGCGCGTGCCCTGCGTGATCTGCCACTTCGCGTTCGGGTTCGGGATCAGCGAGCCGTCGTCGGCCCACTTCATGCCGACCATCTCGGCCGCGCGCTCGTGCGCCCATGCGGTCGCGTGCTGCGTCATCTGGTCCTTCGTCTCGTCGCCGAACAGGTCGAGCTGCTTGAGCGCTTCAGTGCCGCCGGCAACCGCCACGCGCACGAGTTCGTCCTCGACCGGCTTCGCTAGGTCGCCCCAGTCGGTGAAGTCGACCTTGTCGAGCGCCTCGTCGGCGCGAAATTTCGGATCGTCCTCGGCCATCTTCCCGAGGCCGAGCGTGGCGGCGAGCTGCGCGGCGATCGCGCTGGCCTGCGCCTCGAGGAACGGTTCAAGGATCGCGGTCAGCGCCTCCGTGCCACTCTCGATCTGCGGCGCGTCCGGATCAGTACCAGTCAGGGACTTTTTTTTTTCGACGACCGGATGAGCGTGCTTATCAGCAGGCTCCGGTTTGTCTTCCGGTGCAGAAGGCGCAGGCTTGTCGCTGGGAGGCGTGTCATCGGGAGGCTCCTTGCCGGGCGCGCGCGGCGCGCCGCCGGCATGCGCAGCGGCGGCGGACGCTTCCGCCGCGGCGCGCTGCTTCTCTTCCTGCTGCTTGTCGAAGTCCATCACCCCGACGGGGCCGGTCGCCGTGTAGACCGCATTGCCCATACCGATCGGGTCGTCGCCATCTTCCTGGCGCGCCTCGTCGACCGACTTCGTGCCATTGCGGACCTTGAGGTCCTGGATCTGCGCGGCGATCAGTGGGTCGAGTTCTTCGGCTTGGTCCCAGTCAAATTCGAGGTCTGTCCAGCCGAAGTACTTCCAGACGATGTAGTTGACCAGGTTGCGGATCCAGTTCATCCGCGGCAGCAGTCCCTCCTGCTTCGCCTCTTCCTTGGCGTTATCGGCGGTGGCGCGGTTCATCTGTTTGATGAACGGCGTAGGCGCGGTTGAGAACGCGAAGCAGATCACCCGGGCCAGCCACTCGTCGTACTCATCCTTCAGAGCGAGCGGCTTTGTGTCATGCGGCGTGATACCGCCCGGGATGAAGCGTCCCTGCTTCTTCGTCTGCCCGACGGTCAGCGAATCCCACCAGATCTGAAACTGTTTGATCTGGTCCGGCTGCCAGCTGTCAGGCACGCCGAACAGCAGGTCCGGCACGTTGCCCTCGGTGTAGTACGACATCTGGTTCAGCGACCGGCGGATCGAGATATTGACCGTAGTCAGCACCTGCTCGACCGGGCTATACCCGTAAATCTTGTTCGTGCGCGGATTGCGCGGCCGGTAGATCAGCTCGTCGCGCGTGTAATCGGTCGCCTGGATGCCCTTCAGAATCTGCTGATACGCCGGGTTCGGCGGAAGCGGCGTGCGGCCATTCGGCAGGATGAAGCGCTTGATCGTCGCGCCATCCATCGGCTCGAAGCCGTACCAGTCGGTGAGAGTGCCGCTCGGCGCCACGTCGCCCCCTTTCGTCTTCAGCGGGTACAGCGTTGGCGCGTCGATGACGAACAGGTCCTCGAGCAGCATGCGCAGCCACTCGTCCCACGTGTGTTCCTTGTCAGGCATCTGGAAGAAGGCGGTCAATTGCTTGCAGCGGTCGTCCGGCTTCTTCTTCGTGTCGATCGGCTTGAACTTCCACTTCAGCGCGGCGAGATTGTCCTTCTCGTTCTCGATGACGAGCCGGAGGATGTCGCAGTTGTCCGCCAGCGCGCGCAGTTGGTCGAACGAAACCTGCTCGTACGTCCGCGCACGCGGGATCAGGTTGACGTTGACCGGGAAATCGAACTGTCGGCCGCGCGTCTGGGCACCGGGGAACTCGGTCAGCGGCGGCAGACCCGGGCCCGGTGACATCCATGCAGTCGTCGCGCCCTGGATCACGTAGCGCGAATCGACGACGCCGTAGTTCGGCGTTTGGCCCGTGGCGCGCCCTACCATCGCGCTATCGATGGGGGTTTCCTTGCCGCCGTCAGGCATCTCCTACTCCTAGATGGGTTACTTGTTGCCGCTGGCGGCTTTCTTCGCTGCCTCGGCATCGGCCGCCTGCTGCTGCATGAACGCGAACAGCCCGGTACCCGGCGCGATCTTGATCGCGTGGGCATAGACCAGCGAGTCGCCTTTGTCCGGCGACCGCTTGATCCTCTTGATGATGTCTTCCTTCGCCTCGATCTGGATGCCGCGCGCGGTCAGTTTCCACTTCGGCGCGGTCAGGTCGGACAGCACTTCCGGATCCGGGTAGATCGCAAGGTCGTCGCCCTGATCGGGGTCGAGCGCCTCGCGCAACTTCCAATACCACTCGGCCCGCGCGTTCACGAACGCGAGTTGGCCGGAACGGTCCCGCGCGTCGGAGCCTTCGGAACCGTTCATCGCGACCGCCTTCATCCCGATCTTCTCGGCGAGCACGTCGTACGGCGAGGTGCCAACGCCGCCAATGTCGATGTTCACGGTTGCGTCATCGCGGCGCAAGTTGATCACCAGCGTGGCGACAGCGCTGCCGTTCGGCGTCGACTGCCCGGGCTCGCAGACTGGCGTGTCGAAGAAGTTATCGAACCGCGGCGTCGCGACCGTCTTGTCGCTGCCGCCGCGCGCGACGTCGACGCCAATCGCCGTCATCGGCGCGGTCGGTTTCTCGCGCTGCTTCCAGCGTTCCTGCGCGGCCTTCACCCACGCGCTCGGGATCACCTGGAACGCGCTGTCCTCGCGGCCCGCCGCAAAGTCGCCCTTCAGCATCTTCGAGCGCAGCGGCTCGGGCAGCGCCTGCAGCCGCGCGACATAGCTGGTGCCGGCGTAATACGGGTTGTCCGTCACGCGCGCCGGGATGAACGTGCGCGACTGCGGCGTGTACGTCTCGCCGCTGCGCCCGATCGGCGCAGGGCCGTCGACCTCGATGTGCTCGTCGCCGACCACGATATACCAGCGCAGCTCGCCGGGCGCGGCCGGGCGCGGGTGGTTCGGATCGAGCCACGGCGCAAACCATTCGAGCAGCCAGTCTCCTTCCGGATCGGTCGGCGGGTTCGAACAGAGCAGCAGTTGGCACTTCTGCTTCGGGTCTTCCGACCGTACCCAGGCGGACAGGAACTGAACGAACGCAGCTGGAAAGTTCGCCGCCTCGTCGAACACGAGCAGGTCGTGCGGCCGGCCCTGATACTTCTTTAGGTCCTTCTCGTATTGCACCGAGCCGAACCGGATCACCTGCCGCTTGCCGCCGAACTCACATCGCCAGAACGCCTTCCCTTCGTTGAACGTGCCGTATGGGTCGAAGATCTCCTTCGACCGCTCGATCATGCTTTCCAACTGCGGGAACTCGCGGCGCAGGATCAGCGCACGCTGGTGCCGCGTCAGCGCCTTGCCGAGCGCCAGATCAGTCTTGCCGCCGCCGGCCGCGCCGCCGTACAGAACGATGTCCGCCTTGCAGTCATAGGCCAGCGACTGCGGCCCGGGAAGCGGCTGCCAGTTAAGCCGGTTCCTCGCCTTCAGCGTCTGCAGGAGCGCCAACTTGTCGGCGGCGCTCCAGCTGCGCCAGCTCTGCTTCGATGGCTGCGTCGATATCGGCGGCGTCTGCCGGGGTGGGAGTGTCGAGGCCACGGATCTTCCGGATGCCAGTGATTGCCAGCGACGCAGCCTCGGTGATCACCTTGATCTCTTTCGGCTCGGTCGCCTCTTCGGCCGCCTTTTCGAGCGCCATCAGGCAGAGGCGGTGAACCTTCAGTCCGCGCTCCATGTCGCGAATGTCGTCATTCGCCGCGGCAGCGATCTGCTCTTGTGCGCACTGCGCACCTTCTTGCGTACCGCCTTGCGCACCCTGCGAACTGGAAGCCATGCGCGCGTTCACGATCGCGCGCTTCGTCCCTGTTGGGTCGCGGCTCCAGCCGTTCTTCTTCGCAGTTTTCCGGATCGCCGCCTCGGACAGTCCGTGCGCACCGGCTATGGTGCGCAGCGAATCGACGCCGGCGCGGTACGCACCTTCGATCGCAATCCAGTCGACGTTCTTTGCAGCCATGGCGGAATGGAAAACAAAAAGCCCGCGACCGGTTTCCCGGTGCGGGCGAACTCGCTCATCGAACGAGAGGAGACACGGTGAGAGCGGCCGGCACTGATCTCCGGCTTTTCGAGGTTTCACCGGTTGGCTTCAACCCCGGTCCCGACGTTACCGACCCACTCGTCCGCCACATAGCGTTTCGGTCGGCTTGACGCTCGACATACGATCATTCAGTGCGCGTCAGCCCGCGCAATTCGCTCTCACGGCTGGCGGCTCGGGAGCAACCCGTCTCGCATCACCTAGGCCATCCCGCCCATGCGATCGTCTAAGCCACCATGCGTGAAAGCGCCTCGTTTCGTGAGGCAGACGGCCGCCTGCGCGGCGCCAATGGTTATCCGATCGGGTTGTGACCTGGCGGCTTCGGCGCGCCGTCCGCCGGATTGGGTCGGCGCGCCGCGGTGTCTTGTTGCGAGTGAGCTGAGCGTTCGGCTTCCAACTCCTCCAGGTCGACACCGCGACACGTCATGATCCCGCCGCCCGGAACCAGTTGCTGCGCGACGACGGCCGTCGCCAGCACGTCGCGCGCCCACGCCATCGCCTTCGCGGTATGCGTGCGGCAGCTCTGCGCCTCGGTGAACTCGAACCCGTCGACCATAATCACGATGCCGCCCGCGCCGCGCTCAATCGTCACGCGTCCAAACTCGGTCAGGTCGTCATACCCGAGCGCGTCGGCCGGCAGGATCATGCCGTGTCTCAAAGCAGGCCTCCGATCTCGGCGATCAGCGCCTTCGCCTCGTCCGACAGCGGCAGGCCCGGCGCGCCGGCGATCGCGCGCTTCAGCGCGTCGATGTGCTGGTACAGCCACGCCATCAGGTTGTGCTCGTCCGTCTGGCCGGATTCGAACGCGCGGCGACCGAGCTGCTCGACGCGGGGCAGCAGTGGCACGGCGACCACGGTGGCCGTATCGGCGAGCAGGCTGACCTCGCCACTGGCGATCTGTTCGCCGGCCGGTACGGTATCGGTACTCAGCGGCTCATTCAATGCTGGCGCGGCCTCAGCTAGTGCGTCTGCGGCACTATTCATTGCACCCGCAGCGTCGGGGGTTGCAGCGATGTCTGACATGTCAGAACCTCTGATGGAAAAGAAAAAGGCCCGCAGACTTGCGTCACGCGGGCCTTCTAAGTGGCTCGTAGCCTAGATTGACTTATACGATACACCAGTCCGCCAGTTTTGCATAGGGAAAGATCGTGCAAAGCCTTGATGCACAAGGACTTCTGGATTTTCTCAAGCACTCACCTCTTCTTCTCGCATAGATGGTGGGATCACGCTGTCTCGCATGAACATCGGTGTAAGGACGTTGTATGCTCTGTTTTCGAGGGTGCGCATGTGCGTACGAATCCGAGCGGCGGCGCGCTCAAGCGTGCGGATCGGCACTCCTGTCTGATCGGAAATGTATTTGAACGTCTTCTCCGGATCGCGCGCGTCCTTCGGCAGCGACTGCTCGGCGACCAAGTAGCGCACTGCGTTCAGGTTCGTGATGTTCAACGTGGCTCGCAGCTTCTTCGACATCCAGATAACGCCCTCCTTGCGCTGCGTGCCTCGCGCGTACCGTACCCATATCGCGTATCGCTCGGCTGGCGGCAACTGATGCATCACGGCCGCAGTGATCATCGCACACTGGCCGCGCACCTCGAGCGGCGAGAGGCCGGCGAAGTTCACGGTGCCGTCGGCGCTGCCGTACAGATAGTCGAGGAACGCGGCTTGGCGCTTGTTCAGCGTGCCGAGCGATTCGATGATCCGGATCAGCGTCAGCCGGAGGCCGTTCTTCTCGCGGACGGGCTCCGACATCACAAGGTAGGCGACGTGAAGGGCTTGCTGGGTTGAGCGGAAGATGGCGTCCATGATGGCTCTATTTTGGTTTGGCGTTGCATTGAATAACAATTGGCCGAACAGCGTATCTGTCGCATCGGCGGCTGTCCTCAATACACTTCGATGGTCGGCGCGCACGAATATCACATGCCACTTCCGGACCACCGAATGGCGATTTCAGCAAGTTTCGACAGCCAGCACACGTGCGCGCCGCCGCTCGTTTATCGCCTTCTTCTCGGCGCGCATATACGTCCTGCGGATCACGATAGGTCCAGCGTTCGCCTTCGTCCTGCCGTCGCCGCGTCACGCGTCCTCCTCGCCGGTCATGCCGAGGAATCGGTATTCCACCCGCCCCAGATCAGGCGCGCGCGGCTCGGTGATGCTGTCGAGTCCGAATGCCTGTTCCGCTACATCCCAATCGGTCGACGGAGTTGAACTCCGCTCGGTAAACATGCTCGCCGTCGACGGCCGTTCGCTTCGTATCGGCGGAAGCGGAGGATGTGCGCCGATGATCATCCGCTTCGGTTGATAGCCTCGAACCGGCGCGTCCAAAAAGAGTCGTTTCAGCCATCCGAACATGTCATTGCTCCCATCAGTCCCATTCGACGCCGCGCTGCGCGGCCCATGCCTGCGTCCGGGTGATCAAGTCGGCATACTCCCCGATCGTGATCTTCCCGCGCGCGGTCGAGCGGCGCGTGCGCCGGATCTTCCCGCCTTCGCTCACCGTCTCGGCCATGCCGAGGAATTCGAGCACGAGCTTCTCGTGCCAGTACGTCGCCGGCTGTAGTTCGCCGTCGTCGTCCGGTACTTCCTCGGCAATCCGCGGCAGCACGACGCCATGCCAAAACGCGCGCTGCGAATCGAGCGCGTCATGGTCCGGGCTCGCGACGATCACCATGAGCGGCTTGCCGCGGTCGATGCACGCCTGCGCGTGCGCCTTCACCACCTGCACAACGGACGCCCAGACCATGGGCGAGCGCAGCATAAACGCATGAAAGAGTCGGTCAGGCATCGTCGTCCCTCCAGTCCGGCGGCAGCCCGCGCATCAGCCGTGCGCGCGCCGCTGCCTGCATCGCTTCTATCGCCGCAGCCGCGCCGAACATGCGCGGCGCGCCGCCTGCGACTGGCGGTTCGGGCTCGTGCCGCTCCTCTTCGGGCAGCGGGCGGCCGCCGCGTCGCAGGATTGCGATCGCCTTCGGAAGCGCCATTGATAAACGCATCGATACTGCACGGCGACACAGCGCCTGCCGCTTCGGGTAGCCAAGGTTCTGGGGCAACGCCGAGAACGCGCACCCGACCGTCATCGCGTGCAGGATGGCGTCGAGGTAGACCCTGTCGCTGAATCGCGACGGCGCGCCGAGCTGGTATACGTACGTGCTGAACACGTGCTCGACCGCCTTCCATTCGTCATCGGTCAGCGGCACGTACGCCGGCGCGGCCGCGCTCATGGAGCCACCTCTATGAGAAATGGCTCGCGCACCCCTGCAGAGAAAGCCTGCGCGGCGCGCAGCGCGAGCCGCACGCGGTCAGTCGCCGGCGCGCCGCCCGTACTGAACAGGGAACCCAGCGCGATCTCCTCGCCGCATCCGCACGCGTCGAAGCCAAATCCGGTCTCGCCGATCTGGTAATCGCTTTCCACGCGAAACACTCTCCCTTGATACGCGCATAAGAACGTGCCGGCGTACTCGCGATCATTCTCGCGGCCTGCGTAACCTCCCGCCTTCAAACATGCGCGCACGGATTCGACGAACGTCGTGCACATGAACACGAACGCGTCGATGTCGTCGGGTTTCTCGGGAACCTTCAGGCTGTGACCCAGCAACTGCCCCATCCGAAACGACGACGTGAAGCCAATCAGGAACGGCCCGACGCGGTAAATCTTCGGGTCGGCGCGTTCACGGAGCATCAGACCTGCAACGCCGGCCGAATCTGCGCCCATGTATACGCGGCCCGCGTGCCGCAGAGCAACAATGCACGTCATGACGCCTCCTTCTCAGTGGCCCGGAAGTATGCGACGTGCATCCCTTCGCACGGCTCAGCTGTCGTCCAGTCAAAGCCGTGCACTTCACCGAGCGCGGTCCAGAAAGCCTCGGCAGCCGCGTTCCGGTTCCAGCACACCTCGCCGCTGCGCTGTACGACAAGCAGCGGCGGCGGGTTGCACTGCTGCGTGAACAGCTCGTATTCGGCCGGCGACATCATGTACAGGCGTTTCATCACTTCGCTATCTCCAGTAGGCCGCGCTCCATCAGCGCGATATAGGTCTTCGCCACCATCTCCATTTCGAACGCGCGGCGCTCGTCCTTCAGGAGTGCGCCACCCTGATCGAGCAGCGCGTGGCAACCGCGCACGCCGGGCCGGTCGGCGCATAGCGCGGCGATCGCGGCGTCACTCGCCTTCAGCGCGCCGGCCTTCCCGTAATTCGCGTGTGCGGCCTGCGTGTAGCCTTCGATGCCGCACTGCATGCACGGGAGCGTCGTCACGGCGCGGCGCAGGCGCTCGCTGCGAAAGGTGAGCAGTTTCGGGATGCCGATAAGTCGCGCTACCACGGCCACCCCGCTTTCGGCGCTTCGTTCACCGGCAGGAACTCGCGAACGAGGAAGTGCCCGAAGCCGAATGGAATTCGCCACTCGCGCGCGACCAGCACGTCTCCGCGGGATTCCTCGTAGTACTGGGGCAGCGCGAACAGCCCTTCGGCGAGCAGCACCGCCTGCTGCGGCTGCAGCGCAGGGCCGCCCTGCTTCGTGTAGACGCCATCGGCGCCGAGTTGAATTACGAATCCGCTCACGATCCCTCCCCGCGCGCCGCCGCGCAGCGCTGACACACTTCGAATTCACCGCGCTCAAGCAACCCGGTCGGGCCGACCTCGAAGCGCGTGTGCCCGCAGGCCGTCGACACCGGCGTAATCAGCATCGGCACACCATCGATCGACACCGCGCGCGGCGGCTCGCGCCGGAACCAGTGTGCACGTCGGCCGAATGCCGCGAGCACCGCGTAGCCCTCGCGCCACTGCAGCGCGACCGGCTGGCCGGCTGGCACATCGGCGATACGGCCATCCAGAATGAGGCGCTCCATCAGGCTGCCTCTTCGACGTCGTCCGTCACGTTCATGGGCTGGCAGTAGACGCGACCGGCCCCGATGTCTGGCACCTCGACCAATCCGCGCGCCGTCGCGAACGGATCGCTACACACCTTCCGACGCGCGCGGTAGCGCCGTGACTTCTCGGCGCCCGTCAGGCGCGATGGCTCCGGCGCGTTTCGCCCAGGTCCTGCGATGAACATCGGAACTGGCTTTCCGCCTGCGGCGCGCCTGATCCACTTCAGGATGTGGAACGGTGCCGAAGGGCCAGCGACTTCCTTGTTGGCGTACTTGCAGACGCCCGCCCGCGACAAGCCGGTTCGCGCGATCAGTTCTGGAGCCGTCCCGGGGCCGTTCTTCAGTTCTTCCGCGATCCGATCCAGCACGTATCCCGGAACACCGCGGGCCGAGTGCGGGCGCGGGCCGAATTTCAGCTTCTTCTTCGCATGGGAAACCACTTGCTCATACGTGCGATCCCCGAACTCGTGGAGGTGTTCTTTCAGGCTGCCTTCAGCGAACCAGTACTTCCGCAGCAGCGCTTCTTGCTCGGCGGTCCACTTCATCGCATGCCCTCCTGTTTCAGCCCGACGTGCAGGATCGCCAGCGCGTCGGCCGTGTCGTCTTCGTCCGCGCCAACCTTGAATCCGCGCTCGCGCGCGGCTGCGATCATCGCGTCCTTGTTGGCGTTGCCGCGACCCGTCCACGCCTTCTTCACCGTGCCGACCGCCAGCGGCACCAGACGAACACGCTGCACGTCGCACCACGCTTCGAGGTGCGCGAGGAAGCCGCCGTACACGTGCGCCGCGATCGTGTTCGGCCGATCCTTCGGGCCGTGCGCGCTGACGTGCTCGTAATAGATGACGTGGATCTCACCGGCAGCCGTGTAGTGGTTGCCGAGCATTGCGCGGAACTTCAGCCACCGCTGACCCGGGCCGTCCTTCGCGCGGGCCGCGAGATTTTTCGTCCCGTAGGTCACGTCGGTGCCGCGCGCGAGCGCCCAACCGCAACTCGTGCCGAGGTCCAGCGCGAGGATATTCAGCGTCGGCGCGCGCACGACTGCGGGCGCCGGCGCGACGTCGAAGTCGGTCGTGATCATTCGCAGCCTTCCTCTTTCTGTTGCCGCGGCTGGCGGCGCGGCGTCGGGATATAGCCCATGGCGAGATCGCCGAACTTCGCTTGCTCGTGGATGAACGCCGCATAGGCGGTGCCGAGCGCGCCGTTTCGCTGCTTCGCGATGATGATTTCCGCGATGCCCGGGTCCGGCGTGTTCTCGTGGTACACCTCGTCGCGGTACAGGAACAGGATCGTGTCGGCGTCCTGCTCGATCGCGCCGGAGTCGCGCAGGTCGGCCATCGTCGGGCGCTTGTTCGGGCGCTGCTCGAGCGCGCGGTTCAGCTGCGACAACGCGATCACCGGGATGTCGAGTTGCTTCGCGAGCGCCTTCAGACCGGCCGAGTAGCTGGCGATGCGCAGGTCGTGCCGCTCGTCGGGGCCGCCGGTCATGAGCTGCAGGTAGTCGACGACGAGCAGCTTCAGCCCGTGCTTCCGCCTCACTGCACGCGCGCGGCTCACGATTTCGGAGAGCGACATGCCGGCGGTCTCGTCGACAAGCAGCGGCAATTCCGTCAGCCGGCCGACTACGTTCGTCAGCTTCGGCCAGTCCTCGTCCGAGAACTTCGAGCCGTTGCGCACACGCTGCAGCGCGATATCGCCCTGCCGCGAGATCGCACGCTGCGCGAGCTGCGTGCCCGGCATTTCAAGCGAATCAACCAGCGCCGGCCCGTGACGCTCGGCGACGTGCTCGCCGATAGCCATCGCCAGGGCCGTCTTTCCCATTGACGGGCGTCCGGCGATGATGACCAGGTCGCCGCCGCGCATGCCGCCGCCCAGCTTGAAGTCGAGATCGGACAGGCCGGTCGATATCGCCGTCGGCGCGTTGCCGTGATACTCCCTATCGATCGTCTCGACGACCGGCGTCAGGTATTCGCCGATGAACTTCGGGCCCTCGGTGCGGCCGTCCGACAGCGGCTCGAACTTCGCCTGCGCGAACGCGATCAGCTCGTTGACGCTCTTGCCGTTGCGGTTCACCACCTCGGCCGCGACTTCGTCGGCCGCTGCGATCAGATGGCGCATCTTGGCGCGGTCGACCACGATCTCTGCGTAGCGCGCGATGTTCGCGGCACCCGGCGTGTTCTGCACGATCGCGTTCAGGTACGGCAGACCGCCGGTCTTGTCGAGGTGGCCGTTGGTCGAGAGCCATTCGAACACCATGACGACGTCAGCAGACCGACCGGCGACGATCAGCTTCGTGATTCCCTCGAAGATGATCCGGTGCTCGAAGCGGAAGAAGTGTTCGGCGCGCAGTTCGCCGATCCGGTCGATCGCATCGTTGTCGATCATCAGCGCGCCAAGTACGGATTGCTCCATCTCGATCGCCATCGGCACTGCACGGCCGCCGTCTTCGAAGTATTGCTCCGGGGCGTTCATGCTGCGTCCTCGATCGTATCGAACAGCGATGGCATCGAGAACTGGCGCTCGGCCGCGCGCAGGTAGTGCACCTGATCCATGAAGTAGGTCGAGTTGAGCTCGGAACCGCCGCCGCGACGCCCCTTCAGGATCGCGCGGTATGGCACGGTGCCGAGCCCGCAGAACGGGTCGTAAATGAACTCTTCAGGGTTGCTGTAGCGCTCGATCAGGCGGTCGACGATATCGAACTGCAGCGGGCAGACGTGCTTCTCGACCGCCCGCTTCGCCTGCTCACCGTTGAGCGTCAGCATGCGCGTCACGTTATGCCAAATGTCCGGGTGATGCGAGCCAGGCGCGAGACTCATGAACGTCGACGGCAGTGCTCCGCGGGCCTGCAGTTCCTCGCCGATCTTCACGTGGAACTCATAGTCGTACACGTTCGACAGCGTGTACTTCGTGAACAGGCTCGCGAGCTGGTCGGGACCGAGGGCGGCGAGTTCCTCGGCGGTCAGCAGGCGATTGCCGCTCGACCGCCAGAATGCGTGTGCATCGATCTGCCATCGCGCGAGGCTGTACTCGTCCTTTGACTTTCGGATCGGCATGTCGGCGTAGCCCTTTGTGCGGTCCGTCTGCGGCTTGTGAAACAGCAGCACGTATTCTGGCGACCCCACTCCCATCTTCGATCCGTCCTTGCACATCTCCGTGTACCCGAGGCGGTACGTCTGGTTGTTCTCGCGCACGACGTCGGTGTTGATGGTGATCATCCCGCAGTAGTCGAAGCCGTGCTTGCGGCCGTGGAAAAGCGCCTCGGCATGGAACGGGCTCACGGTCGGAATGCCGGCGCCGGTCACATTGCCGAACAGAATCCGGTCCTTCACATGGCACGCGTAGATGCGGCCCGGCTTCAGAATGCGCAGCAGTTGCGGCGTCAGAAAGTCCATCTGCTGCCAGAAGTGATCGTTGTCCTCGGTGTGGCCGAAATCGTTGTAGCTCGGCGAGTACTCGTAATGGTTGGCGAACGGGATCGACGTAACGATCAAGTCGACGTGGTTGTCCGGCAGCCGACGTGCCTCTTCAACGCAGTCGTTGTTCGCGACCGCAAATCGATCTCCGACGACTTCGATACGCTCAACGCCGATAGAGCGGGCAAGCGTCTCCTGCATCGCGAGCTGATTGAGTCCGTACTTTCGAATGATCTCGGTCATCTTCTGCACCATCTGGTCGTGTTGCGCCCACTTCTGCTGCAGCGTGCGCAGCACCTCACGCTCGGCCTCGCTGTACACGATGTCGATTCGCACGCGATGCGGTTGCTGGAAGCGTTGGACGCGGTGAATTGCCTGAATGAAGTCGTTGAACTTGAAGCCGATGCCCGCAAAGATCTCGCGGTGGCAGTGACGCTGGAAGTTGCAGCCCGAACCAGCGATGACAGGCTTCGTCGACAGAATGCGATAGGTGCCGTGACCGAAGTCGATGATGCGCTGTTCCCGCTCATCGAGATCCTGCGTGCCCCACACGCTGACCGCATTCGGCAGAGCATCCTGAATCGCGTGGCGCTCTGTCTCGAGGTCGTGCCAGATGACGAAGTGATCGGCTGGGTCTGCATCGACGATCTCCGTCACCTTCGCGATGCGCGCCGGCAGACTGTCGCGCTTCTCGGCTGCCGCCGCGCTCAAACCGAGCGCAGGATCCTGGAACATCAGCACCTGGCCGTCGCGGTCGGTACCGGCCTTCGCATAGTCGGTCGGCACCTCGTGGTACCGCACGTCGAGCTCGGGCAGTGCGTAGCCTTCGTCGCTGTAGCCGAGGTCGCTCGGGCGCTGGATGAACACGGCCCAGCTCGCGACCCACAACCAGAACTCCTCTTCCTTGTGCGGGTAGAGCGTCAAGTTCCCGGCCTTCTCGCTATCGCGCTGGAAAAAGCGCGTGAGCGCCTGGCCGCTGTCCATCACGCCGAGAAACGCCGCGTAGTGGATCAGTTCCTTGAAGCGATTCGGGCTCGGTGTGGCCGTGTTGACGAACTTGAACTCGACGCCGTCAAACAACGGCATGAACTCCTGAAACGTCTTGCTCCCGAAGCTGCGGAGGATGCTCGCCTCATCGAGACTCGCGGCACCGAACAGGCTCGGCGTCACCTTCCCTTCGCGCACCGACTCGTAGTTCGTGAGGTAGATCTCGCGCTCGTCACCGATCTCGCTGTCGGAGCGAATGAACCGGACCGGCACGCGGCACTCACCCGAGAAGTGCTCTGCTGCCTGGCCGATGAACTCATGCCGCACGCCGAGTGGCATCACGATCGCGCGCAGACATGGCCGGTGCACGCCGATCAGCCGCATGAGTTCGAGCTGTGTCGCCGTCTTGTGCAGACCGAATGAGGCGAACACGGCGCGCCGACCGCCCTTCAACGCCCAGCGCACGATGTCACGCGTGTGCGGCTTGAGCTTCGGATTGATCTCGTCGGGCGACACGTCGAAACCGTCGAAGCGTGCCATGCGGATTTTCTGGCGCAGGAATGCGGCGTAGAGGTTGTCGTTCATGCTGCCTCCCGCCCGTGCTCACGTTGCGCTTGCAGTCCCTGCGTGGTCAGTTCGCATGTGCCATCTGCCCGCATGAACCAGAGCTTGAACCAACATCCCTCGATCGACTTTCGGAACGCCGCGCGCCAGTCCTTGTACCGCTTCGCGCCCGATGACGTGTATCGGGCTTTGAACACGAGCCAGTGCAGTTGCAGGAACTCACGGGGAATGCCGACGCGGGCGATGTACGCAAAAACCGGGTCATCAGGCGGGATCGGTTTTTCGCCCTTAGCCTTGCAATCGGCAAGAAAGGTCTGCAACGCGATGGTCGGCTTGCGCTCGCGCTTCTGCTTCGCGCCGTCATCGCCGAGCAAATCACCTAACTCGGACCCATTGCCCCCCTCAAGGGGGGTATGGGGGGATTTGTCTTTCTCCTGTTCCTGCTCCTGCTCCTGATTCCCGATAGCCTTCGGCATACCCTTACCGGAAGGCTTGTCGGAAGGCTTCAGGAAAGCCTTATCGAAAGCCTTGGCGAAAGCCTCTCCAAGCCCGCAGATATTGGCCTTCAGGCTGTCGTACGCTTCACGCTTCAGGTCGCACTCGGGGATCAACTCCCACTCGGCACCCCACGATGTCACAACGTTCGGAGACTCCGGCCGGTTGCAGGAAATAGCGTTCGGGATCCACACAACCTTGGCTTTCCAGTCGGCCTTCACCATCCCTTGCCGAAAGGCTTCCCGGAAGGCTTCGTCGAAGGCTTCCAGATCCCAGTTCAGCTCTTCAGCCATCGCGGCGCGGCCGATGCGGAACAGGCCCGGAATCGGACCGGTGTGCGGCCCGGTCAGGAGATAGATCCACAGACCTTGACCGCACGGCGGAATCGGCGACAAGTGGCAGAATTTCTCGTCGCCCCACATGCGCACCTCGATCTTCCGGAAGCGCGCACGCTTGCCTTCCGGCTTTGATACTTCGCTCATGCCTGTTGCGCTCCGTCGCGCTGCACATACGCGCGCAGCTGCACGAGCGCATCGCCAGCCATCCAGCGGGCCGCGTCGAGCGTCGTTGCTGCGCAAATTCGATGAAGGAGTTCCGACACCTCGGCGAGCCGCGGGTCGGCGATTGGATAGACGTCGCGCGTGAGCTTCAGCTCGTCGACGCGGCGCGCGAGCGCACGCTCGGTTGCGGTCGAGGGTTTCATGCTGACCGTCCTGCGAGAAGCTCGCGGAGCAGCTTGTTCTCGCGCTCCGCCTCTTCGCGCCTCGCGCGCTCTTCGGCGGCAATCCGCTCTGCCTCGGTCTGGATCATCACTAGCGTGCAGCCGACCTGGTAGGCCAGCCATTCCGAATAGATGCGGTTGCCGACGACCTTGCAGAACTCGCGAAGCGCGTCTCCGTTCAACGTCGCCATTCCCTTCTTCATCTTTGAGAAGGTGCCAGCGTCGATGTTTAACGCCATGGCGATCTCCTTGTCTTCGAGGCCGCTGGCGTCACAAGCGAGCGTGAAAGCTGCGCCGGCCGTACGTTTCGAACGGATCATCTCTATCGGCATTTCGATCATGTCCGGACGCCTGGTAAGTGCCAGCTCGGGCTGGTCTTCAATCGGTCGAAAAAGAATTGAATCCACTTGGATATCCCCCGACACCCCAAAAAAAGGACCATGAGGCCCGTGAACTACACGAAGACAGCCGCATGAAACTTGACCACTCCGTTCCCCGACTTTCGAATAACCGCCCGCGCATGGCGGACGGTTCAGGCGTAAAAATGCCCAGCCCTTGGGCTGGGCTAACCAACCTGCCCCGGGGAAGGCAGGAGGAGACCACTGGTATGTGCCGCGCGCGGATGCGCGACGCAGAAAATCTTGTTACGTTGTCCCGACGACAACACCGACGGGCGACTGAACATCGTCACTCGCAGCCGCGGAATCAACACCATCCCCCCAGATGTCGGGGCGAAGGTCGGTCAACGTGAAGCGGGAATCCTGTTTCACGATTCGTTGGCAAAGCGAAGGACCAGGCTTCCGTTTCCCCATCGAGCAGAGATACAGGTAGTCGACGCTGGACCCGATCGCCTCCGCGAACGTCTTGCGTTCTGCCGGCTTGGTCTGCAGGAAGTACGTTCGAAGGTCCATGTCAGTCATCGATGCAGTGGAGGATGACTGGACTATAGATCAAAACGATTCACATCTGCAAATCTTTTTGCATGTTTATCAAAATGATCCATCGAAGTAGCCTTCACCTCATGAAGACCTGTCTCGACATTCGCCTCGACAATGCGCGCGCACTTGCCAAGGGTGGCCCTGCGGAGTTCGCGCGAGTGCTTGGTATCACGTCCCAGCAGGCGAACCAGATCATCGGCCCGAACCCCAAGCGCGGCATTGGTCACGAGAAGGCGCGTGAGATCGAGACTGCGTTCGGAAAGGAAGCCGGGTGGCTTGACAACGACCATTCTTCGGTCGACTTGGATCTTTCGATCAGCGGCCAAAACAGCGCTCTGAGCGATGAAGCAAAACGTCTGATTTCGTGTGTCGTCCGGCTAGACTCGGTCGGCGAGCTCGCCCGCAAAACATTCCTCATACATACGGGTTTACTCCAACTTTCCGCAGCCTTCACTGAATTCCAAACTGGCTCAGCGCAGTCCCGGATGCTGGCTGAAATCGACGAACTATTGGGGCCGCGCGTCGATCCACAGACGGGGCCATCCAATGAGCGAAATTCAACATAGCAGTGATGTTGTCGACCTGAGTGAATACCGAGCAAGGGCAGATAGGAAAAGCTCGGCGGATACGTCCGATAAGCAGAGCAAAGTCGAAGATTTGCTTAACCAGGTTTCGTATCACTTGTTGATGGCAGCCCGAGCCATCGCTTCTCATTCATCTTCGAGCAGATGACGAGGATCGCGATGACCAAAGAACGATGGATTACATCCGGCGTTATTGTGTTCATTCTCGGATACGCCTTCTTTGCCGGGCGCGAGATAAACAACACCCCTCCAAAATCCGATGAGTCCGCTACCGCAACCCCATCAAACATCGCGAAATCCGGGGACGATGCTAAATATGAACGCGCGCTGATAGGGTATAGAAGCCTCCGAAACGCTATGCGTGACCCGGACAGCTTTGTGCTCGAATCAGCCTTGTTGATCGGTGGCACCGGATCTGTCTGCTACGACTACCGCTCCCGAAATGGGTTCGGCGGCATGAATCGAGGATCAGCCGTCCTCCCTTCGGGCGCGAACGGAATTGTTACAGACGAGATGAAAGGGTTTATTTCCGCATGGAACAAATACTGCGCCAATAGAGACGGTACGGAAATATCTGCCGGACTCAAAGCTTCTGATTGACGAAGAATGTTAATCGAAACCACCGTGTGGAGGGTATATGTCCGCAGCCATCAAATACGTTGCTGGCGTGTGTCTAGTGATACTCGCGCTCATTCTTTTCATTGCTTTCGCCACGAATGGCAGCGAATCTCCCGAGCACCTCGAAGCGCGCAAGCGTGAATGCACCAAGGCGATCATGTCGAGCATCGATACCAGCACGCGCAACTATACGGACAAAATGGCCTATGAAGCGAATGTTCGCGAGCACTGCCAAGGCCTTGAGATAAACGGTGTAGCGCTCGACAAATAGATTTATACAGGGGACTTACAACATGAAGAACCTCATCGCCCTCCTCCTCGTCGCCGCGCTCGCGGCCCCCACCGTCGTCCTTGCCAGCGGCGGCCACTATGCCGGCGGCCACGGCTCGTCGCACAAGGGCGGGAAGTACCGGAACGCCCGGACGGGGAACCATTACCAGCACCGACATTGAGTCGATCCCCCTTTACGGTTGCTTGCAAAAATCAGGAAACTGTGGATTGCACTACCGTATCCCATCGGATACAGTTCGACCATGAACGCCATCAACACCACCGACGAGTTCTCTGACTGGCTGACCGATCTCAAGGATCAGAAGGCCAAGGGTGCGATCATCGCTCGTATCCGTCGGGCGTCGCTCGGTAACTTCGGTGATTACAAGGATCTTGGAGACGGTGTTTCAGAGATGAAAATCGATGTGGGCCCGGGCTACCGGGTCTACTACGCCAGGGAGGGACGTACCGTCTACTTACTCATTTCAGGTGGCACCAAATCTTCGCAGGATGCCGATATCAAGCACGCGAAAGCCATCTGGGAGCAATTCAAGAAGGAGCAGCAGCCATGAATACGGCTGAGAAGATCAAGACCGCACCATTCGACGCATCGAACTATCTCGATAGCGAAGAAGCGATCGCCTCCTACATCAACGCGGCAATCGAAGCGGACGATCAAGACCTGCTTCTGCTCGCCATCGCTGATGTAGCGAAGGCTCGCGGCATGGCCAAAGTCGCCGCTGACGCAGGCCTGGGCAGGGAGAGCCTATACAAGGCCCTTGCTCGCGGCGCGAACCCGCGGTTCGAGACCATCAACAAGTTGATGCACGCCCTCGGCGTCAGGTTTGAGGCAGTGCCCGACCGCAAAACCTCATAGCCGATCTGAGCCGACACCGAATCTAAGCCCCGCCCCGCGCGGGGCTTTTCACATCCAAGGCCGCCGAGCGCGGCCTTTCGCTTTTGGATCACTCGCGCCCGCGTCGTAGCCGACAGTCCATAGATCGGCCTATCAGATCACCTACTCCCATAAAAATCTTTTTGCTTCCCGCTTGGGCGAGCAGAATCATTTTGCTTTACTTGGCAAATCATTTTGCTACACTCCAGTCATCCAGTCAGTTCGCTGGGTTTCGAGATGGAGGTAGCCATGAAGCTCGCAATCGCCGTGTTCTCCCTGGTCTGCGCGGCAGTGATCGGTCACGTGTTGTCCGTCGAGCTGCAGATGGTCGCAGACAACGTGCGGGCCGCAGTCGCCGCGCAACCCTCGAAGTGATCGGCCGTTCAACCAAACCGTAACGAGAGAGTCATGAGCCAAACCGCTCGAGATTTGCTGGAACTTCGCCGCGATGACACCGCGTCGCCCGAACTGCGCCGGCTCGCGCTCAACCTGATTGCGCCAGGCGTCGCGCCTGTGTGCGGGGGGTGCTGACCATGAAAAAGTCAGAAGTCCTCCCGGCGGCGGCGCCGGCCGACGTGCGGGCGGCGATCCAGGATGCCTATGACCGGCTCACAACGCTCGGTTTTCCGGAAATCCTTCCAGTCATGCGGAATCTGCGCGGGCTTCTAGACGCCCCGCAACCCGCGCAGGCCGATGCGCCGGCCCATGCGGCGGAATGCCCGCATTGCGACGGCGAAGGGGTGATCGAGGGCGACAGCGGAACGAGTCCGTGTGCCTGCCAGCGAGATGCTCAGGAAGGTATGCCGACATTTGGCCCACGGAAGGTGCAGGCCGACGAGCCGGCGCGTGCCATGACTATGGAAGATGGATACCTGATTCAGTGGCTCAGGTTCATCGGCCAAGCGCCTTTTGAATGTGATCCGTCAATCATTGCGCGCAGGCTCCTGTCCGCCAAAGTGACGGAAGAAGAAGGGCGTCTTGTTGCGGAATTGATCGACAAGTGGGCGCGTGCATACGTGAAGAGGTTCCCGAAATGACAACCTCGACCGCATTCGCCGAGCTCGGCTATCGCGTGGAAGACGGCGACATCGGATACGCCGGCACGTCGCACGCATCTTTCGTCGAGCGCCGGCCGCCGCGCGTCGCGCACATCCGCGCGACGCCGACCGGCGAAGCCGCGCTCGAACGCATCTACCGCATGCTGCGCGCGAAGGGCGCGAGGCGCTCGCACTGACCAACCGCGCCCGCCCCGCGGGCAATCACATCACACCGGAGATCGAGAAATGAAGCAAGAAACTGAACTGCCTGAGCTCAACGAAGGCGAGATCTACATCGGCAAAGTAAGCAACACCAATGGCCAGCTTCACCACGTCATCCTGCTTGCTGGTGATAACGACGACGCGACCTGGCAGGAACAGATGGGCTGGGCGAAATCGATCGGCGGCGATCTGCCGACGCGAATCGAACATTTGGTGTTGTTGGCGAATCACCGTGATCAGTTTGAACCCGATGCTTACTGGTCGAACGAGCCCGACACCGATCCCGGCTACTCCGGTTTCGCCTGGTGTCAGGGCTTCTACCGCGGCTACCAGTACGGCAGCCACGAGGGCGCCGCGCTCCGCGCGCGCGCCGTCCGCAGATTGATTATTCAGTAATTCGATCCTTTCGAATCGAACGGGGAATGACATGAGCGAGATCACCACCGGGCCTGAGCTTGAAGCCTGCGGCTGGTATGTGCGCACGAAGCGCACTGCAGACGATCCGACCGGTTGGCTCGTTGCTGACTGCTCGGCGCATCCAAACGGCACCGCATACGCCCAAGTTTTCGCATCAGCATTCGATCTCCGTGATTCGCTGGCTGGGCTGCTTGAGCTGGTCAAGTTGCTCCAAGAGTACTGCTCGGACCGCATTGATTTCTCCAGCGACACGCGCTTATTTGCCGCGCGCGCCGCCCTAATCAAAGCTGGTTTTCTCTCCGTCGGAGACTGACATGCAAATCGATCTTCTATCGGATCTGCGTCTCGCATACAACGATGCGCGAGATCGTGATGACCGTCATGGAATGGACGTCGCTGCACAAGCAATCAGCTATGCGGCCAGCGGCGAACGCATGCTCGCATGTGCGCTCGCGGCGTATCACCGAGGCTGGATGGATCGGATGATGGGTCGCACGCATGCAACATCGATCGAGTACGCCGTGGAATATGGCACTGGTTATGCCGATGCCGGGCGTCGCTCCAACGCGTGAAATTGGAGCCGACTATGCGACTCGCAAAAGCTCTACATCGCGCAGCTCACAAAAGTCTCGACGGGCACATCCGATTTCTGGCACATGACGGCCGCACGTTTGTTGTCGTGACACTTCAAGACTTGCCGCAGTTGCGCTCGATGCGCATTGAAGCGGCGTACTGCGCTGGCCGTATGGTACGGCCGCGCTGAACCCTGAATCGCGCGGCGCCGCCGCGCAGTAGCACCGCAGTCCCACAAGACCGAGAGGAAGACATGAATACCGAACTTCACATTGACCTTCAGAAGGTCGAATCATCGCGCATCCACAGCATCGGCCACGACGCTGAATCACGAACCCTCGCGATTCGTTTCTTGCGTGGCGATCAGCCCGGCCCCCTCTACTACTACTCGAACTACCCGACCGAGGAGTTCGAGAAGTTCAAGAGCGCGGAGTCGATCGGCAGCTTTTTCTCGAAAAACATCAAGCCGCTCGATCGGACGTACCCGTATCGAAAGATCGACGAGCAAACGAATTAGGTGGCGCGAAATTTGGCTTGGCTCGGTTAGGTGGGGCTTGGCATGCATGGGTTTAGTGCGGCAAGGCAAGGACTGTTCTCAGTGGCAAGCCTTCGAGCTTGCCGGTGCGAATAGCGCCGCGTGGAGAGGTCGGGATCGGTTCGGCCAGCCACGGCATGGCGAGGTATGTGGAGGCACGGCGTGGAAGGGTCTGGCACGGCATGGCCTGGCGAGGTGAGATGGGTAATGGGCTGTTTTCAGCGGTCAGCGTACGCGCTGATCGGTGCGAATAGCGCCATTGGGTGTGGCATGCAACGGAACGGACCGGCAAGCAATGGCAGGGTGCGGATGGGTATGGGCTGTTTTCAGCGCACTGGTTTCGGCCAGTGCGGTGCGAATAGCACTGCTGGGTGAGCCGAGGATACGGCGAGCCTGGGCCAGGCGCGGCAAGGAACGGTTTGGTGTGGTCCCCAAGAGAGCGAGACAAATGAACGCAATGACTGAACTGGCAGGCGTGACGAATGGTGGCGAGGCCGTCATCGATCTTTCGCAGCCCTATCGTGTCAGCTTCGAGCTGACCGGCACCAGCGACATGCTGATGCACCGCTGGAACAACGAGGCAGTCGACGAGAAGTCGAAGGCCGCGAAGAACTCGAAGGCGAAGAAGTCCGACGACATCGAGAGCTACGTGTACCGCAACGACGACGGCATGGTCTGCCTGCCCGGCGAGTACGTGCGCCAAGCAATCATTTTCGCCGCGAAGTTCCGGCAAGACCCGCGCAGCCCACGCAAAAGCGCGATGGATCTGTACAAGGCTGGCGTCGTTTCGCTGACCGACCTCGCCTCTCTCGGCCGCAACACGTGGGATTACGAGGACCGCCGTCGCGTCGTCATCCAGCGTGCCGGCATCAATCGCACGCGTCCTGCCTTCAAGAAGGGCTGGAAGGCCGAGTTCGACTTCATGGTCCTGACGCCCGAGTACATCGAGCCTTCCGACCTGCACGCAGTCCTGACGCAGGCCGGGATTCTGATCGGCGTGGCTGATTTTCGTCCCACGTACGGCCGGTTCGGTGTGACGAAGTATCAAGTCATCACCGACTGAACGACGATTTCCGAAGCCAGCACGGCTCCAACAGTGCCTTCGCGGGTGGGATGCCCGCCATAACACAGGCAACCGAGGTGTGACATGAAAGTGCAGATCAAGGGCTTCATCTTCGCCAGGCCGGATTACCACGGCGAGCTCGTCTACTCGTTCGCGGACTACGACCGCAGCCAGTTCGACAATGGCTTCGACAATGGCTGGGTGAAGGTGCGCGAGCACACGTTCGAGGCCGACGTGCCGGACGAATTCGATCCGCGCCCGGGAATGATCGCCAACCTGAAGCGCGAGAAGCAGAGGGTGCTCGCCGAATGCGCTGCGCAAGTAACCGAACTCGACGGTCGCATTCAGTCGCTCCAGGCGATCGAGAACGGAGCGGCGTCGTGAGCCCGATGAGCCTGCGCCCCTCCCTGCGCCGGTACGCCGCGCACCTGAACCGCAAGCAGCGCCGCGCATGGATGACGCAGCGGCTCCTGCGCACTCCCAGGGTGCCGATCGGAACGGCCCACCTGCCGCGCGTCGTCGCGCGCACCTACGCCTACGTCAGCGTCGGAGGCAAGTGATGGGCACCAAGGACAACCGCTTCTATCGCGAGCCGCCTCCCGCAATGCTCAAGACAGCGCTCGAATGCGGGGCACTCGCCGAGCAAATGATCGGCGATTACGTAAAGGCCTGCGGCGCATTCGGCGATGCCGAAGCATGCCTCAAGGTGCTTGAGATGCTCATCAGTAAGGCAGCAGTCGGCGCCGTCATGGTGGGCAGTGAAGAAGACGTGTGCGGAATTCTGCTGAGAACGCAGATATCAGTTATTTACGTCGCTGATAAACGTAAGCAGAGGAACTAATGATGAGCTGGCTCGACCGTTTCCATAACAAATATCCGCGGCTGACGATGATCGCCGTGATCCTGTTCGTGTTTGCCGTGATGTACATCTCAAACGAGATCGACCGTGCGAATTCCAACACGCTGCGTTGGCAACTCATTGCCGCACGCACGGCCTGATCTCATCTGGAGCACATGATGCAAACCGCAACCATGACCGACGTCGTCGACGTAGAACTCACCGGCACCGAAACGGCCGAGGCGCCGCCAGCAGATGCCGACGTGCCTGCCGTCGTGCCGCAGCGCACGGCGATCGTGAGCATGACTCCGGCCGATCTGCTGCGCATCGCCGTCGAAAACAACGCTGATCTCGACCGCCTCGAGAAGCTGATGCAGCTGCAGGAGCGTTGGGAAGCTAACGAGGCACGCAAGGCGTTCGTCACTGCGATGGCCGCGTTCAAGCGCGAGCCGGTCGAGATCTACAAGCGCAAGCAGGTCGGCTACAAGACGCGCGAGGGGGACTTTGTCGGCTATAAGCATGCCGAACTGTCGGACGTTACCGCCGCGATCGCTCCTGCGATGGCTAAGCATGGTCTCAGCTTCGACTGGGACATCCATCAGACCAGCGGCTTGATCACCGTCGACTGCGTCGTGACGCACGTCATGGGTCATTCGAAGATGGTGACGATGAGTGGCGCGCCGGACAACAGCGGCAAGAAGAACGCGATTCAGCAGGCGGCCAGCACGATCACCTACCTGCAGCGCTACACGCTGCTCGCCGCCACCGGCATGTCGACGAAGGACGACGACGACGACGGCGCGGGCGGAGCAGACGGACAGCCTGGCGCGAGCGCGCAAGGCGACGGAGCCGGTGCCGTCGGAAAGGACACCGAGCAGCACGGCCGCCGCGATCCGCCCGCGCGCCAGCAGCAGCCCGGTGCCGAGCCGCCGGCGTTCTACGACCAGAAGAAATTCGACGCGAACAAGGCCACGTGGCGCGACATGGTCAAGTCCGGCCGGAAGACGCCGGCCGCAATGATCCAGTTCATCGAGTCAAAGGGTGCACGTCTCAGCCCCGAGCAGCAAAACACCATCGACAGTTGGAGCCACGAAAATGACTGAACGCATCACGCACGACCTCGTTCAGGGGTCACCTCAATGGTTGGAGTTCCGCCTCCACCACTTCGGCGCGAGCGAGGCGGCCGCAATGCTCGGCCTCTCGAAGAACGTCAAGCGCAATGAGCTGCTGCACATGAAGCACACCGGCACGCCGAAGGAATTCAGCGACTGGGTGCAGGAACGCATTCTCGATCGCGGTCATGAAATCGAGGCGCTCGCGCGTCCGATCATCGAAGAAGCGCTCGGTGAGGACCTGTATGCGATGGTCTTCTCGGTTGGCCGGATGTCTGCTTCGTGCGACGGCATCACGATGCTCGAAGACACGACCTGGGAGAACAAGCAGTTCAACGAAGCGCTGTATGCCTCGATCGAAAACGGCGTGCTGCCTGAAGAGCACATGCCCCAGGCGCAACAGGTGCTGATGGTGTCCGGCGCGAAGCGGCTGATCTTCTCGTGTTCGGACGGCACCGAGAGCGGCACGGTGTCGATGGAAGTGCTGCCCGACGAAGCCTGGTTCGATCGCATCCGCGCTGGCTGGGCGCAGTTCGAGAAGGACCTCGCCGCGTACGAGCCGCGCGACATCCGCGAAGCGCCGAAGGCCGAGGCGATCATGACCTTGCCGACGCTGGCGGTGCAGATCGAAGGCAAGGTCGTCACCAGCAATCTGCCGCGGTTCAAGGCGGCGGCCGAGACGTTCATCGCGTCGATCAAGACTGACCTGCAGACCGACGAGGACTTCGCGAACGCGGCAGCGACGGTCAGCTTCTGCGAGAAGGCCGAGAAGGAGCTGGAAGTCGCGAAGAACGCGGCGATCGGCCAGACGGCGAGCATCGACGAACTGATGCGCACGCTTGACCACATCCGCACGCAGTTGCGCGACAAGCGCCTGGCACTCGACAAGCTGGTGACGAAGCGCAAGACCGAGATCAAAGACGAGATCATCGCCGACGGCCGAAAGGCCTACGCCGCGCACCTCGCCGCGTTGAACGCCGAGCTCTGCGACGTCACGATCGCGATCGCCGCGCCTGACTTTGTCACCGCCGCGAAGAACAAGCGCACGCTGGCGAGCCTTCACGAGGCGATCGACACCGCCGTCGCGAACGGCAAGATCGCGGCCGATGCTGCGGCGCGCGACCTGCGCGCGAAGCTCGACTGGTACCGCACGCACGCCGGCGAGCACGCGTTCCTGTTCCGCGACCTGCAGCAGCTGATCCAGAAGCCGGCCGAGGACTTCCAGCTCGCCGTGAACGCGCGCATCGACGAGCACAAGCGGCAGGAAGCCGCGAAGGAAGAAAAGCGGAAGGCCGACGAAGCAGCGGCGGCGGCGCGCGCCGCTGCGCAGTCGGCTGCCGCCACCAATCAAGCGCCGGCCACGTCCGCGCCGGCCAATGATGCGGCGCCGGCTGCCGCTGTGCCTCGCGCCGCTGAACCGCCGGCAGGCGCCACGCGTGCCCCCGGGCCGCGCCGCATCCCGCGCCCCACCGCGGCGGATGTGATCCACGTCCTCGCCGAGCACTACGGCGCCACGCATGCGCAGACGGCCGCCCTGCTCGTCACCCTCGACTTCAAGGCCGAACTGTCGCGCCTCGAAGCCGCCGCGTAACCGCATCTTCACCACGAAAGGATCGTCATGTCCGAATTCCGCTTCTTCAAGATCAAGATGAAGGTCACGAGCGTCAACGTCCGGCAGGAACTGAACGGCGATGAGCACCGCCTCGCCATGGACATCGGCCTCGAGTTCAACCAGTCGAACCGCGCGCTCGACAAGCTCGATAACCGGCTGCTCCAGACCTTCTACTGGAAGTCGCCGACCGGCCCGGCGCAGGACGACCTCGACGGCGTCGAGCGCGTCACCGACTACCCGAACCTGCGCTTCGAGCATCTGGTCGCGCCGTTCAAGTGGGCCGAGAAATACGAGGAAGGCCTGTTCCGCGTGCACCACGGCGATGACGAGTCGAACGACATCGTGATGCGCGAGGCGAAGATCAACGAGATCAAGTTCTATCCGAAGGAAGGCGGCACGACAACGTTCAACGCGCGGGTGCAGTGCCACCCCGACGAAGCCGACGTCGCGCGCATGTGCACGGTGCTGCAGAGCGAGATCACGGGGACGATCGACACGGATCCGGATGAGGACGAGCCCGCCGCGCCGACCGAGAAAGTCGAGAAGCCGGCCCGCGCCGGGCGCCTCAAAAAAGGCGGCAAAAACGGACAGGCCGACGCCTTCGCTGACGCGGCCCAGCAGATCGCCGACGGCCAGACGGCCGCGTAACCGAACGGGCAAAGCCGCCGGCCGACAAGAATTGGCGCGATGCGCGGTTCTCCGACTGCGCCGACGGAATAGCCACACTTTCACTTTGGAGAAATCATGCAACAGATTCAACTTCCCCCGCTCACTGAAGGTGAGGTCTACATCGGCGCGATCGGCGACAAGAATGGCGATTTCCATCACGTCATCCTACTTCCGGGCGACAGCGGCGATGCCACGTGGCAAGAACAAATGGACTGGGCCAAGAGCATCAACGGAGATCTGCCGACGCGTGTTGAGCAGGCGATGCTCTGGGCACATCACCGTGACCTGTTCAAGCGCGAATGGTATTGGAGCAACGAAACGCACCATCGCGATTCCGGTTACGCCTGGTCTCAGAACTTCAGCTACGGCTACCAGATCAGCCGCCACGAGGGCGCCGCGCTCCGCGCGCGCGCCGTCCGCAGATTGCCCATTTAATCCTTCATCAATTTACGACGGAGCATCGCAATGCTGATCACGCTCGAAGATATTGAAGCGCAACACAAGCGCGTCGCCGACATGATCGCGGAGTTTAAGGCACAGCCGCGCGCAACAGAAATCCGTGTCCTCGCAGTCACGATCCCGCTCGCGGCAGGCGAGCGCTACGCGGGCTTCATGCTCGGCGAGGGCGGCGCGCCGGATTACCACCTGATCCTGCTGTCCGGTGAAGCCGAGGAAATCAAGTGGGCAGATGCTGTCGAGTGGGCCGAAAAACGCGGCGCCGTACTGCCCAACCGTCGCGAGCAATCGCTGCTGTTCGCCAATCTGAAGGCCGAGTTCCAATCGGCCACCTACTGGTCCAGTGAGCAGCACGAGACGAATTCCGGTTACGCCTGGTGTCAGGGCTTCAGCTACGGCTACCAGGGCTACCTCCACGAGGGCGACGCGCTCCGCGCGCGCGCCGTCCGCAGATTTATCCCTTCGGTAATTTGATCATTTGATCCAGCATGGCCACTCACAACCAGCTTCCCATTTACAAGGTCGCCTACACCCTGTTAGATGTGGTGACGGATCTGGTCAAAAACATGCAGCGTGATTTCAAGCGTTCGATCGGCGAGAAGATCAATGCCGAGTGCATCGAAATCACGGTTCTCGTGTTCCGCGCCAACGTCGCTCAGGACAAAGCGCCGCACCTGATGGAATTGCTCGAACGCCTCCAAGTGATCGAGCTGCTGCTTCGTCTCGCGATGGATAAACGATTGATCTCGCGGTCCGCATACGCCAAAGCGATCGAGCACACCACTAGTATAGGGAAGCAAGCAAACGGGTGGCGTCGCGCCGCAAATCGCCCGCTTCATGGAGGTCAAGGCCGCCATGACTGAGCGAGTTTTCAATCTGGTCGTGCCGCTGCCTCACGAGGGCACCGACATGCGCACAACGGATACTGACTGCCGGCGTGCGGTTCAGTCCGGCGCAGTTTCTCCGCTGATCGGCGAGGGCCTTCAGCAGAGCGACGTAGATAGCACGATGGTCAGGAGCCCCGCATGAACCCGAACGGAAACACGAAGCACGGACACCATGGTTCGCCGACCTATCGACGCTGGAAGGCCATGCGCCAGCGCACGTCGGTCGTCGGTCGCGACGCGCACCACGCATCGCATTACGAAGGAGTGACCTGCTGCACGCGCTGGGAGAACTTCGAAGCGTTTCTGGCCGACATGGGCGAATGCCCCGCCGGGCACACGCTCGATCGCTTCCCGAACGCCAGCGGCAACTACGAGCCCGGCAACTGCCGCTGGGCCACGATGGCTGAGCAGAACGCCAACCGGTCGAACTGCATTCTGATCACACGCGACGGCATGACGAAGACGGCAACAGAATGGGCGCGCACGCTGGGCCTGAGACCGACGACGGTCATCGAGCGTTTGCGGCGCGGCTGGAGCCACGAGCGCGCGCTGGTGATCTCGGACCAACGCAGAAAGGATGCGAGATGAACGTCATGAAGACCGCCTTCGCGAACGCAGGAATCACGCCGAAGTACGAACCCGTGACGCCGTGGAACCCGTCGCGCCGCGCGATCCGCCGCGTGCTGAATCCTCTGCCCGCGCCGACCGCCTGCCGCTTCTGCGGCGGCGACGTCAAGATCGTGCGCAACAGCGAGATCTACGGCCGCGACTTCGGCGACTGGCCGTGGGCCTACCTCTGCGGCGGCTGCCGCGCGTACGTCGGTATGCACCCGCGGACCGCGATCCCGCTCGGCACGCTCGCCGACAACGACACGCGCGCGGCGCGCATGCGCGCGAAGGCCGCGTTCAACCCGCTCTGGCAGCGCGACGGCATGACGCGCAGCCAGGCGTACAGCTGGCTCGCCGCGCGGCTCGGCATCGCCGTGGGCGAATGTCACGTGGGCTGGTTCGACATCGAAATGTGCGACCGCGTGGTCGCCGTCATCCACCAGGAGCACCAATGACCGATACGCAAGAACCGCTCTGGCGCGCTCTGAAGCGGCTTGAGCATGCCGAGCTGAGCGATGCCGATCGCAACCTGCTCCGGCCGGCGTTTGCCGCGCTGCACGGCAGCCAAGCGATGCGCCTCCCCGAGACCGTCATGGCGCGCATTCGGCACCTCGACGCGACGCTGCCGAAGACCGAAGCGGCGTAACCGAGCCGCCCACGTTACGAGATGACCACCATGATCCGCTCTCTCCCGAACTGGATGACGTTGATTCTGCTGCGCGTGCACGGCCGCGCTGCGCGCACGCCCTACTTCGACCTGCCCGGCTACATGCTGCGCAACTGGATCCTTGGCGCGCGAAGCGTCGAGCGCAATCGCGACAACCCGGCGTGGGGCGATGCCGCTCTGCCGCGCGCCGGACTGGTGTACCGCTGGCTATGCACGCGCATCGCGATCCGCGCGCACACGATCCTCCACAGTGACCGCGATCAACACCTGCACGATCACCCGTCGTGGTCGGTCTCGATCGTGCTCGACGGCGGCTACTGGGAAGTGTTCGAGCCGACGCCGTTCGCGCTGACGTGCCCGCTGATGTACCGCGCCGCGCTCGACACGATCAAGCAGTCGTGGATCGCTCCGGAGCGCGCCGCCGACCACAATTACCTGAACGCGTTCGGCATCTACTGGCGCGGCCCGGGCGCGATCATCGTGCGACGTGCCGGCGATTTTCACCGCCTCATCCTGCCGCGCGCGACGGTCGCGAAATCGATCTTCGTGATGGGCCGCCGCACGAACTCGTGGGGATTCCTGACGCCGCACGGGAAGGTCGGCTGGCGCGCATACCTCGCGAGACCGGATGCCGTGACGCAGCAGGAACACGAAACGTCCTGACCGCAAGTTGCCGAACTGCGCGGTGCTCCTCGGTCCGCGCGGCATTGAAGGGGGCGGTCAGCACGGCGCCCTTCTTTTTACTGAAATTGAGACCTGGCACATGAAACGTGATTCCATGACTCTGCCGCTTGATCTCGGCCGCGAGCTGATCGTCGACAACTTCGCCGGCGGCGGCGGAGCGAGCACCGGCCTTGAGCGCGCCTTCGGCCGGCCCGTCGACATCGCGATCAATCACGACGCGGAAGCGATTGCGATGCACCTGGCGAACCATCCGCACACGACGCACTACTGCGAAAGCGTGTTCGACGTCGATCCCGCAGCGATCACCGGAAACCAGCCGGTCGGCCTCGTCTGGCTGTCGCCGGACTGCAAGCACTTCAGCAAGGCGAAGGGCGGCAAGCCCGTGTCGAAGAAGATCCGCGGGCTCGCATGGATCGCGCTGCGCTGGGCCGCGATCGTGAAGCCGCGCGTGATTATGCTGGAGAACGTCGAGGAATTCGTGACTTGGGGGCCACTCGGCGCCGACGGCCGGCCGTGCCCGAAGAATCGCGGCCGCACGTTCCGCTCGTTCGTGAACGCGCTTGCGCGCCACGGCTACCGTGTCGAGCACCGCGAGCTGCGCGCGTGCGACTTCGGCGCGCCGACGATCCGGAAGCGCCTGTTCCTCGTCGCGCGGCGCGACGGACTGCCGATCGTATGGCCGACGCCGACGCACGGCGACCCGAAAAGCGCGGCCGTGCGCGCCGGCGCTCTGCGGCCGCGGCGCACCGCGGCCGACTGCATCGATTGGTCGATCCCCTGCCCGTCGATCTTCGAGCGCGATCGACCGCTGAAAGACGCGACGCTGCGCCGGATCGCACGCGGCATCATGAAGTTCGTCGTGAATAGCGACGACCCGTTCATCGTGAAGTTCTCGCAGAACAGCACGGGCCAGACGCTGGACGAGCCCATGCACACCATCATGGCAGGTGCGCCGCGGTTCGGCGTCGTGGTACCGCACGTCACGAAGTTCCATGCGAACAGCGTCGGCAGCGCTGCGGACGCGCCGCTGCACACCGTGACCGCCGGCGGCGACTGCGCGCGGCCGGCCGGCGCGGCGAAGCACGCCGTAGTGACCGCGTTCCTCGCGAAGCATTACGGCGGCGTGACCGGCACGTGCATCGACGTGCCGACCGGTACCGTGACGACGTCTGATCATCACGCTGTCGTGACTGCGCAGTTTGTCGGATGTGGCGGCCGCGCCGGCCAGTCGCGCCCGCGCGATGCCGGCGAACCGTGCGCGACGATCACGAGCAAGGCCGACACGGCGGTCGCCGTCTCGCACCTAGTCAAACTGCGAGGCACCTGCCGCGACGGAGCGCCGGCCGACGAGCGGGCGGCGCTTCCGCAAATCCCCGATCTCGTGAAGGCCACTGCGTGGTTGACGATGTGTCTGCGGACCGAGTTGTCTCGACTCGACGACACCACACACAAGGCGCTCGATGAAGTCGAGGCGCAACTCTCCTGCGTGCGAGCGATTACGAACGGCGCGATCGACTACGAAGCGATGGTCGCAGCCCGCGCGGCAGCTTCGCCCGCTGCGGAGGAGGTGGCGTTCGAAGTCACGGAAGAAATCGCTGCCGATTGGGCGAAGCGACACGACATCGAACACGTGCTCAAGCACCATTCCACGCAGCGCAACGCCATCGAGGATGCGCGCACGCTGCATCTGCTCGATGCCCCGCAACCCGCGCAGGGCGACGCACCGGCAGAGGCGCGCGAGCCGATCGCGTGGGTAACTGATGACGACCGGGCAATCACCGCTGCGCAAAAGCAACGCGCATTGGCAGATGGTGGCGCTACCGCATCATCGGTGCGTCCGTATTCGGTTCCGTGCTACGCCGTCAGCGCCCCCGCCGATGCGGGAGAGGCTGCTCCGTTCGGATGGGCACAGCCCAAGGGTGGCAACTACTTCACGCGCAACGAGTTGAGCGCTAAGCGAATCGGCGGTCTCGTCCCCGTCTACACCGCCCCGCCCGCCGCGAGGGTGGCGAGCCTGACGGATGAGCAGCGCGAGTCGATCGAGCATGCGGCGACGTGGCTGGGTCGCTCCGAAGACTTACAGAACAAAGCGCATGCGAAGCGTCTGCGCGCCCTTCTCAATGGAGCCGACCGATGAGCCGCCTGACGAAAGCCCAGCGCGAGCGGGTGCGCCAGATGTTCGGTGGCCGGTGCGCGTACTGCGGAGAACCACTACCGGATCGCTGGCACGTTGACCATGTCGAGCCGGTTATCAGAGCCGTCGAGTCGAAGCGAACCCCTGATGGTAACTGGAAGCTTGTGAGCGGCCCCGCTCTTCATCCGGAGCGCGACATCGCCACAAACTACATGCCGGCTTGTCCGCCCTGCAACATCAGCAAAGGTCAGCATTCGATCGAAAGCTGGCGCAGTTGGCTCGCAGGCCATATCAACTCGCTCAACTCGTACCACCCCATCTACAGGATAGCGAAACGCTACGGACTGGTTCGGGAAACCGGCGCGCCGGTCGTTTTCCACTTCGAGCGGACCCAAGGAGCCGACCATGACCGCTAATCTTACGGACGAGCAGAAAACGTCGCTGCAATGGCTTGACGACCTTTGCGCCCCTCACATGTATCTCGATCGTCTTGGGCCGGTTCGTGATCTGGTTAAGCAGCTTCTCTCCGCCCGTCCGGCCGAATCGTGGCAAGTCGAGATCGACGCCTACAAGCGCGAGGTTCGGGAGCTTGAGACCATGCTTTGCATCTTTGACGACATAGAAGTAGTGCACTTGAAGACGACTCTATCGCCCGACCAACGAGTTTCGATGGCCGCAAAGCTCTTGGGCTTCGCGAATGAACTTCTCAACGGAATCGACAAATCATGAGCAGAAGTGGATATAGCGACGACTGCGGCGGCTGGTCTTTGATCCGCTGGCGTGGCGCTGTCAACTCAGCAATCAAGGGCGCGCGAGGACAAAAGTTCCTGCGCTAGTTGGCGGCGGCTCTCGATGCCATGCCGGAGAAACGACTGATCGCCAACGAACTTCGGTCTGCCGACGGCGAGTTTTGCACGCTCGGCGTACTTGGCGACGTGCGTGGCATTGAAATGTCGAGGCTCGATCCGGATGATCGTGATTCGGTCGCTGAGGCCTTCGGCATTGCGCCAGCGCTGGCCGCTGAGATTGTTTTCGAGAATGACGACGCATGTTGGTACGACGAAAAACCGGAGGCTCGATGGAAGCGCATGCGCCAATGGGTCGAATCGAATTTGAGGGGAGAAATCCATGACTGAAAAGCTGACGGGCGATCGAGTATTTGAGATCTATAGAGATTGCCGTGAACCGACATTGGGATGGGCCCTTCGATTCGCCCGAGCTATCGAGCGCGAAGTCAGGGACGAGGTTATCGAGGAATTGTGCTTGGCACTTTGGGATGTACGGAGCATGACTGGAGAAATTTCTTCGGATCAGGTGGGTGTCATCTCGGATCATTTCCGATCCTTGAAGACCACTCCGACCGTCGCATCGAGGGAGGAATCGTGAGCGAAAAATTGAAGATCGGAAAAGACGAACGCGTGATTACGGCATTCGCTGAACTGGCGGCAGGCCCCGGTTGGAGCAATCAGCCGATCTGGGTGATTATCCGAGACGGTAATGGTCAATTGCGTCAAGAATGCATTCAGCCGGAGCAGCAGACGTATGAAATGTTGCTTCTCTATCGGGCGTCATATGAGCTTCATTCGTCCATGACCATGGCGGCCAATGATGCGCTTCGTCCGCCCAAGGTGAAACTGCCATGGAGCAAGCGATGATCGACGTGAAGAAGCTGCGGGAGTTGGCGAAGGAAGCGCCACGCGGACCATATATATCGGATAGAGATGGAATCCGGGCGCTAGTACGAGACGATCTGGGGAGAATTATTGCTGTCCGCCATCGATTGGATGGATCTGAACATCAAGCAGTTGCAAATTACTTTGCCGCCGTTGACCCACAAACCATCCTCGCTCTTCTCGACCGCCTAGAAGCAATGGAGCGCGAGCGCGAAGACCAGAACCGTTATCTCGCGGCGCAGTCGGCGGAAATCGCGGGCCTTAAACAGCGGCTAGCGCAGCAGCTGAGCGACTGGAACATGCCGTGCGCGGCCTGTTCGACGCCTCGGGCTTGCCAGTATGACGGATGCCGACAGGATGCACTCACGACGCAGCAGCCGAACTATTGCGACATTCACTGCAAGAAGTTCTGTCAAAACTCGGTTCATGGGATGTGTGATGGACCGCCCGAGCAGCAGCCGAGCGGCGAGGTAATGGAAAAGAAAATCCTCGAGTTAGCCGACAAGTACCGAATTGACTACGGTGGCGACTATTCTCGCAATGCCAAAGAACATGAGCTCGACCTGCTCGCGTTCGTCCGCGCCGTTCTCCCTGCCTCCACGCAGCAGCTGAGCGGCTTAAGTGAGTTTCTACGCAATCACGCGAACTATATCGCAGCCAAAGCCCCTGAAGTTGTAGAGCATATAAAGCAATTGCGAGCATGGGCTGACGCGCTCGATGGTATGCCCCAAACTGTCGAGCAACAGACGAGCGGCGAGGTGACGCACGGCAACACGACGATGGACGAGTGCATGGCCAGTTTGCTCGATCGTCTTGAAGTTGCCGAGATGTATGCAGATCGCTACCGCTACCTGCGTGAGCGCCCGCTCGACGCTGTCAGTTCTGGTGGCGTTTTCGCCGGCAAGACGCCCGACAACGTCGTGCTCAATGGCGCGGACCTCGATGCCGCCATCGATGCCGCCCGCACCCAAGGAGGCAAATCGTGACCACTCCCCGCATCAAGAACGACGACATCCTCGCGCAGCTCACGAGCGGCACGAAGACCATCTATCAGCTCGCATTCGCGCTTGGTGTTCAGCCTGCCGTTCTTCAATGTCGAGTCGACATGCTCTTTTATTCGGGCCGCGTTCGTATCGACTTGCGATGTACGAATGATCTTGGCTATTGCCTCGCACCGGCCGAACCACCGCCGCGAGCGCCGCTCGATACACCGGTAGGTGAGCGACGCACCGGCCCGAACCTTCAATCGACGCTTGCCGGATACGATCGCGAATTCGCATGCCGCCGCGAGCTCGCTATGACCACGAGGGTAAAATGATGAAAGCACTTCGAATGAAAGACATCGTCGACAAGGTCGGCCTCGGCCAATCGACGCTCTACCGCATGATCGCGGCCGGCACATTCCCGAAACCGTTCGAGCTCGTGCCAGGCCGCACGGCGTGGCTTGAGGAGGATATCGACGCGTGGCTGGCAGAGAAAGCCGGGAAGAAGCCGGCCGCTGAAAGTCCGGCCGACAACATCACGCAGCTGTCTGCGCAGCAGGGTGCGTGAACGGCACAACGGTCGCGGTCTGCCCCGCGCAGTACCGCGCCCAGTCCTCCATCATCCCGCGCCGGCGCTCGAGCATATCTCGGCGCCGGTATGCGGAAACGGTCGTCGACGAGATCGTGTGCGCGAGCGCCTGCTCGGCGAGTGAATCGGGATAGTCTGTACAGTCCGCAATCCAATCCCGGAACGTCGAACGGAATCCGTGCACCGTGATGTCGCTGCGGTCCATGCGGCGCAGCAATAGGAGCATCGCCATATTCGACAGCGGGCGCCCCTCCTTGTACCCCGGAAACAGCCATCCCCACTTTGCCTTCGTCGCGATCTGCATGCGCACGAGCTCGACGGCTTCGTCGCACAGGGGCACGCGCAGCTCCTGCTCTGCTTTCATCCGGTCACCCGGAATTGTCCAGACGCGCGCATCGAGGTCGAACTCCTCAGGCCGCGCGAACAATACTTCATTCGTGCGCGTCGCCGTGAGGATCAGCAGACGCAGCGCTTGCGCGGCGCGCTTGGGGCGCTGGCGCAGCGCCGCGAAAAACGCGGGCATCTCCTCCCACGACAGCGCTGGGTGATGCTTCACGCTGTTGCGCTTCTTCACCCGCGGCAGCACGCGATCGAGGTGGTCGACGTAGCGCGCCGGATTGTCGCCTGTCCGGTGGCCGAGCACCGTCTCGGCATCGAGGATCGCTTTCACGCGCCCGCGCACGCGCCGCGCCGTCTCGCCCTTCTTCATCCAGATCGGCTGCAGGATGCGCACGATCATTTCCGTGTCGATGTCGCGCACGTCGATATCGCCGATCACGGGATAGGCGTAGGCTTCCAGGGTGGACGTCCACTGCTTCGCATGTTTCGTGTTGCGCCAGCCCGACGCGCGATCGGCGATGAATGCCTCGGCCGCCTGCCTGAACGTCACTCCGGGCGCGCTCTCAGCGGCTCGCATGACCTGCGCGCGCCGCCGCGCAGCGATCGGATCGATGCCCTGCTTCACGCTCGCGCGACAGTCTGCCGCCACCTTGCGCGCCGCGGCGAGCGGCAACACCGACAGCGAGCCGAGGCCCATCTCCCGCGCGCGGCCGGCGAGCGAGAAGCGGTAGATCCATGACCGCGATCCGCTCGCGCTGATCTGCAAGTACAGGCCGCCGCCGTCTGCGTAATATCCCGGGTCAACGAGCTTGCCAATGCCGAGCGCGGTCAATCGATTCATCTGACGCGACGCCAT